GGAATTTCAAACAACACCCACCAGCAACAAAACACATAAGAAAAATAAGAAATATAAATATCATCTGTCGCTTTTCAAAAACAAAATAAACGAGGTGTAAGCTAAATCACCTATACATTTTCAGCGAACCTGTACACTTTTAATAAGGGCAGAGATCGTCGTAGCAACTTTAGGATTTGCAACTATTCAATAGTTAGTACCAATCGAGCAGTTGCCTACATTGCGGTTTGTAGTTCATTTTGAACAGAGAGAACAGGTTTGAGAATAAGCCTCGTCCGTTGGGAGCGGTTTCCTAGATGCTAATAGTTGCACCTGATATAGTTGCTTCAACAAACTGACTCCTGACTGTTTCGCTGCGCATCGACTCCAAATAGTTGAGTTTAATGCTGCTAACGGATAACTTGATGGAAGCCCATTTTGATGAATTGGTTAAAAAAAGCCGTTTTTCACCTCATGTGTCGTGAGAGTTTCCGGTTTAAATTTAAGATGTTATATAATCGGCCTAGTTTGAATATGATGGAGCTACATACACAACGTCGAATGTTTATAGACAAACACAAAGACGTTGATTAACCTCGGTGATGTACAGAAAGTGAGCAATCAAACAGAAAACCTCGCCTGTTAGGTTCTGTATCAGGGCTATTTTTAGCTAGATGCAATAAAATGAATACATTCGCGGTGGAAAAAAGCTTTATACCATTTCGCCGTTTGTAAAATCGGCTAGTTATCTGGAATACTAGAAAAATATTTCGATGGGACAAATTCTATCGAATACATGTGGGATTATGTTTATAGACATAAAAAAAGGCTGGATTCAAAGAACCCAACCTTTAATTACTGGAGGCAATTATGTAATCACCAACCAAGCTCGAAGCAGCTAGAAAGCTTCACTTCGTGCATGCGGGTAAACGATGGCGGCCACCATCAAAAACCCTTGTGCGTTGTCTTTAACCATTGACCTTGGAAGGGTTTAATATGGGAAAAGTTATCGATCTGATGATTGCGATCATCAATTTTGTAACAGCCCTAGTGCAAGCACTATTAGGCTAATCGACTAACGGGGGAGCAATCCCCCAAACAACGCTTATTTATACCCAATATTGATTAATTAAACGCTTTGAGTCAAGTTTGGATTGAATCCATCTTGGCTTACTGCGCTACGCCTAACGAAACCATCAATTTCTCAACCACCAAGTACCAAGCCCAAAAAGGGATTATGCAAAGCAATGTACTGAAAAAGCCTTTCGCCAGTACAAATCCGGCCAACCAAGCTACGCCGGAAATCAAACTTACTAGGTATTTCACGAACCTACCTTTCTGATTAGATCTTACTTTCCTTGCACTTATCGCACTTACATCCGTGCAAATGATACGGAAATGTGTTGTCCAGCTCGACATACCATTGGCCATGCTCGAAGCAGTAAAACAACTCCCAAATAGGCGTTGAGTAGTCACGCATCCACTGGCGAACGCGCTCCGGCAATGGCTTTTGAGGCTCAAGGATCTCGTTACGCAGATAATCTCGCTCTGCTTCCAATTCCGCGATCCGACTCTCCAAGCGTTGAACACGGTTCGACACCCAAAGCTCGTACTGTTGGTGCTGCATAGCTAGTCCTTACACGTAGCGAACTTGCACACGGTTGAATTGGTCACGGTAGTATTCTGGCTTGCCGCTAACCACTTGCTCAACTGCCTTGCAAACCTTGTTCACACTAGCTTTAACGGCGCTTGCAGCCTTGTTGTGCCAGCTAGCAATCACAAACTTAAGGTATGCCACGAACTTAGGCGCTAAAGGCTGTTGGTGCTTGTTGTACAGCTTGATAACACGACGAGCTCCACTAGCTGATAGACGGCCTTGCTTAGCAGCTAGTTGAAGTTGTTTTACTTCATCTGCGTCACGTTTGAAGATCTTCAAAAACCAAGAATCAGACGGGATACCGTTATTAATTTTATTTTTACTCTCTGTAGAGAGATCTTTTGTATTTATAGTGCCATTTTCGTTTTTGTCTGATTGCTCGAAAGCCTTGTCAGCACTGGCCTCAAGAGGTTTTTCCACAGAAGACCCCCCTGAGTGCCATTTTTGTCTATTAAAACGCTTTTGTGCAGCTTGTAGCGCGTATTTGTATGCACCAGCGAACATGTTTTGGATGGCATCTACGCATAGAGTGATGTGACGTAGATTCTGACCTGTTGCATTGTTTGGCTTCTGTTCTCGAACAATTAAGTTCAAGTCTGCTGCTGTTTTCAGTTGTTTTTTGAGAGTGTCAAAAGTGGTTGGACGACAACCATAGCGATCGCAGTTCTCGTTGTAGACCTGTACCAATCGAGTAGTTGATGCAAAGCAGGTATGGCCATGCTTAAGAATATGGCTTGAGATAGTTTCTAGTAGGCAAGCAAGTTTACGTTGTGCCGATGGTTTATTGGCTTTGATATTGGAGGCTTGGGTTCTGAATCCTGACTTCCAGTAGCAAGGATGCAGTAAAAGCGGTGTGTTTTGCATAAAATTCGCTCAAAAAAAAGGCGTAAAAATTTGCCACCGATCTCTTTGAACGTTATACTTACACCTGTTTCGTGATGTAATTTTTGTTAACGTTCGCTGAGATTGATGCTGCTGAGATTGATGCTCAATCCAAACTGTTAAATAAATTACTAACCATTTGAGGCATTAGTCGCCAAACTAAATGTCTCGCCTGATTAGGCTTCGGTCTAATTCATTACGGCATACTGACTTTCCTTAAGTTCGTTTGTCGTGACGCTTTAAGTTTGCCGCTTAAAGCTCGATTTCAGTAAGAAAGCCCGCTCGCCAAAGCGGGCTTTTTTATTTTCTGCTGCCCGAAATCGAATCACTTTCTCTCTATCACGGCATCGCCATGATCTAATTACAGAAAAACTCCCCTATTATTGATCGTAAATGGTTGATCAAACAAGTCCCTTTATCAAAGCGATTCCGAACAAGTGGCGTTACCATCTGGCGCAAGAGTTTACCAAAAATTTTATCTATTTAAACTCCTTTTAGACGTGCTAATATTCCGAACACGCCTAATTTTGTGGATAAGTCTGTGATGAAATTTACTCCCCCACCAAGTGCTGAACAGCAATTAGAAACTCAAGTTAACCAATTAAAACAAGAACTTAAGCGCCGTCAATTTCCGAAAAAGAACGCGCCAACGTTACCGTTAGATTTGTTAGTAACAATCTCAGGTTGCACCTTTAAATTACATAGCCAAACAGACGGCAGACTCGTTCTAAAGGCCGATAAGGCGATTAACTTTGATAAGGGCGTCAATGTGTTGCGCTCAATCTCTTACATCGCTGGCGCGCGAGATAGCGTGTCTATTGCGGGTTGGGACTGGCGACCTACGCATTTCAAGAAAGATAAACTGTACTTGCGTCCTGTCGCGCCTACTGATTTATAAAATTCCGAATTGGCCACCAGCATTTTCGATTAATTAGACCGTTTTCGACGAGAAAAATTAACCGCTGGTGGCGCTTTTTAAATGATCAACTTATTGGAATTTTCGTGATGAAGATCCGAAGTTGACGAATTGCTGTTTAATTTGAGGGCTAACACCCACTTTTTGCTCTACTGGAACGTAGCGATTTGTCGGTAAAGTCGCCAGTTTTCGAGAACCTAGCGACTCAAACATCGCTCGAACCACTTGATGATCTTCATCGCTGGCCATGTTCGAGATCGCCTTGCGCTGCGCATCGGTCACGTAGATAGGTAAAGAGTCCACAATATCAAGCAGCATCGAGGTTGCCTTAGCGTTTTGCTCTACCTGTTCACGCAATTCTGCGTTCACGCTTTCTAGGTACATAAGCTGGTTAGTAAGATCACCGACAAGCTCAATATTGGTCTGTTGAGTCATGTTTGCGTAGATATTACGCGCCGATTCCTCATCAAAACCTTGTTCCTGTAGCGATTCGAGGATCATTTGCTCTCTGTTCGCGCTTTCCATCATCATGGCCGGATGGTTTAGGCTGATATAGTTCGGCTGCAACACGTAGTCCATACCGTGATATGAAGTCGTGATCGATGCCTCGCGTGTATCTTGGCCACCAGTCGCCCAACTCCAACCACCAGCACGGCTATTGTGCAAACCTAAAGCGATACGGCCTGTATCGGTATCTAAAAACTCTTGAGTGTGTTCAACAATACCGTCATCTGAACAGGTGATAGAGACAGTGCGGTTAGATGGCACGTTTTCTACCACAACCGGACGACCATTAATCATGATCACCTCAGTTTCACCGATTGAGAGTTTATTAGCGCGTTGGCGTGATTGATGGCCATAGTAACCATACGCTTCGCCTAGTCGTAGTAGCTCTTGAGTTCGTGGGCTGTTGATCATCGCTTGCACGGCTTTGATGATGTAATTGCGCTTGTTGGCGCTAAGCTTGCGACCGTCATTGAATAGGCTGAAACGGTCGGATACTTGTTTAAGTGCTTTTGCTGTCACTTTCTTTTCTCCATTAATGGCTTTGGATTTCGGTTAGTAGGTCGAGAACTACGTCTCTAACGAATCGTTCCGCTTCGCTTTGGTCTGTCATGCCAATGGATTCCATCATCTTGTCGTTTTTAGAGACTTGAGCGGCCAGCTCGGAAATGACTTCCTTGGCCAACTCGGAATCGAGGCCAATAACAGACGTGTAAAGGTGATTTTTGAGTTTTTCGGATTTGCCGATTGGGGATTGCTCGATAAGGTCAAGCACGGTGGCCAGCATGGTTGCGTAGTTCGCTTGAGATTCCATTGCATCGGCTTTCTCTTGCTCAATAGCGGTATTGAGAGAGTTAAAGCGGATCTCGAATGGCATATCGTTATCGCTCCACACCTTGCCGTCTCGGTAGATGGTGTGAATATCGATGGCGCGTTTAACGAACTTCACCACGGCTGCGCGGATTTGGTTGGCGCGTAGTGCAGATTGAATGGAAGCGCGGAAGAAACCACCCTCACCTAGTCCACCAGATAGCAGATCACCAAAACCAAGCATGGACGGGTCTACGCCAAGCGTTCCCGCCAAGCGTTTAAGGTGAAACATAATATCTTCGATGTGAGAGATATTCGGGTCAGTGGTAAAGGTATCGATCTGCAAGCCACCTTTAGCACCACCCATAAATGGCAATAGCGTGTTGATGACGGTTGGGATGAAACCTAGCTTGCGGGAACGGTCTACCACCTCTTGACGGTCTTGTTTCATCTGGTCAGCGACCATGTTGATGTATTCCGCAGCTCCCGCCGCATCCAAGCCGTCAGTGTTTACCGCCACCATGCGATCGATAAGCGAAGCATTCACACGACTCGCGCCTAGCGCTGCAATGGACTGGCGAAGCATCGACCAAGCCTCAAAACAGGTAAGCAGAATCGATGTGCCGTAGTTCTGCGTCTCGATTGGTAGGCGTGAATACGCATCGTCATAGAGTGAGTAGCGCTGGCCAGTGTAGTTCACTGGTGGCAAGTCCATATCTGGTCGCCAGATTGGCATTTTGAGCGGGATTAGCGCCCAAGGTTCGGCAAGGCGTACCTGTTCGCCGTTCGCTCGTGTTTGGAGATATTCCGCAGTAAAGCCAGCCAGTTCGCCCGAACGTTCGTACTCACGTATTTGGTTAGGTAAGGTGTAATAGTTGGCCTCAAAGTGAGTGATGCCGACACCCTCTTTCGTGTACGGACGAACGTAGTTAACCCCATAAACCAGCGTTGAATACGTCCAGTTCATTAGGTTGTCGTTGATTGGCGCTAGTAATTCTCGATTAAGACGGCCTACATACTCTGCGTATTTCTCATCGGTGGGATGAAGATACACGGCCATGCCATGATCGTTTGATACCGAAAGAGCGTGACCAAGGTGCAGATTGAGCGCGGCATCAATCGTGCTGTCCTCGGCCATTTCCTTGAGTATCGGATATAGCATGAAGCGATCTTTTGGCAGCTTATGAAGAAAAAAGCGGTCTGAGCTCTTTCGACCGTCATTGGTCAAAGCGCCGTTGCTTTCATCTAATTGGTTATCGCGATCGTGGAATGGCGATCCCGTGTATCCAGCACCAGATTCAAAACTAATCCCACTCTCTTTATCGTCATTCTCGTTAAAGAAAGGGAACGCTTGTTTTAAAGCTGCCGCCAGTCCAATTGATGCCTTGTTTTGCGACATGTGCGACCTCAGTTAGTTGAGGCGCTTTTTACAGGGATGGGGATGATTTTTGATGATAGCGCATCGCGTCAATGTGACCAATACGCTAATAAATCATTGATTTTTGTTGGATTAAATTTTTTCAGTCAAAGTTCAATTGCTTGCCTTTTAAACATGGTTACTCACTGAAAACACTAATTTTTCGCCTTGATAGCGTGCTGTGTGTTCGGAATAATCAGCTCGTCCCTAAAAATCTACTTCCTTAGATATTTTAGATTATTCATTAACTTAAATTGATATTGATAGTGGCGTTTTTTTGGGATGGGGAATAGGAAAGGAAAAAGTCGGGCGAAAGCTCGACTTTTTTTTTGGCTTTTATCCAAAAAATAAAAGGCAAGTTCATGAACACTGATTTAATCCGCAGTATTGAACAGGCGACAACAATCGATGAACTGGTACGCCAGTTTGAAGCCTTGCTCGCTGTCGATATTAGCGATACTCCAAAAGGCCACCAGCGCCTTAAGGCTAACCAACTAGCCAAAGACATTCTCGCCAAGTACAACGGCGACTACTCCAACATTTCACCCGAAGATAAAGCAGCTCTGCGCGACTACACAGGTTTTGGCGGTATCGGCGGCTCTACCAACGAATACTACACGCCTAAATGGCTGGCGAGCGCGACTTGGGATGCAGTTCGTTCCTATGGCTTTGATGGCGGTAGCGTACTTGAACCAAGTTCGGGCGTGGGCGTATTTAGCGAAACCAAACCTAAAGGCACACTGACTACATCCGTAGAAATGGATCAGACCTCGGCGGCCATTAACCAAATTCTTCACCCCGAAGACCATGTAATTCAATCGGCATTCGAAGCCGTGGCCAGCAATCCCGATATTGGCGATTTCGACCTAGTGATCGGCAACCCGCCTTACGGTGTTCGTGATGCTAGTGCGATGAAAGACAAAGCGTACAAAGACATTAAGTACGCCGATCAGTATTTCGTTTCTCGTTCTATCGATAAAGCGAAAGCTGGTGGCTTGATTGCCCTAGTGCTTCCAACTCGTATTTGTGATGCGAAAAACCTTGAGAAGTGGCGTACACAACTCGCACTTAAAGCGGAGTTCTTGGGCGCACACCGACTACCAACGGGCACGTTCGCTGATACGGGCGTAGTGACTGACCTTGTTATCTGGCGCAAACACAGCGACCAAGCGAAAGCACTGATTGATAGTGCCGACCGTGACACGCTGATTGAATCTAACGTGCTTTGGGATACTTGGCTTAAAGGTAAGTGGTTCGAGCGCGAGGGCAAGAAATTCATCAACGGCGAACAGACTGTTGAGGGCGTAGGTAAGTTTGCGCGCAAAGTCGTGAAGCGTGGCAACCGTTCTAACGAGGACATTAAACAGTCCCTAATGCGCCGCTTTAACAGCCGTATCGACTGGATGTTGCTTGATGAATCGGTAAGTGAGCCAGTGAGCGCGAAATACTCCGAGGGCGACACAATGTTCCGCAATGGCCAGCAATACGAAATGATTGATGGCGAATGGGAAGTGTCCGAAAGCAACGCGAAAACAGGCGTTATCAGCAAGGCGACCTATGGCGTAGATAACACCGATGAGATCGGTTCTATCACCTACTCTACTGAATCGATGCTTAAGCTATCGGCCAGCCAAGCGCTACAGATTTTCGAAGATTACGGCTACTTGTGTCATGACGACTTTAAAGCCCTAATGCGCGAGATTGCCAAGCTGCCAAAAGCGAGCCAAGAACACGCTTACAAAGGCATTCTACTTGGCATGAAAGTTCAAACGCTTGCAACGCTGGTTGCGGGTAGCCGAACCACATCCAATAGCGACTTGGCCAACATGGCAATGGGCGCGGAGGACTTCCAGACCGAACAATATCGCGTGAAGTTAAGCGGCGAAGTGTTAGAGCTGAACGCACTAATGGGCGGCTCTAAGGTATCGAAGAAAGCGCTAAGCAACTTGAGCGAGAAGTACGTCTCTGCATGGAATTACTACCACTCATCGATCGATTCCAAGGGCAAACTGTCTGACCTACTCAAAGGCAACCTTAAGCGTGAACTTACTGTTCAATACAGTTCGTCTCGCATTGGTGACGTATTCCATCTATGTGACCGTGAGCTAGGCATAACCACACTGACACTGCATGACGTTCGCACGTATTACACCGCCAGCAGTATCGATACGATGAGCGATGAGCAGTTGCTTGATTACCTAGCGAGCATGGATGAGGTAGCCGTAAACCCTGACGGTACGGTGACAGCTTTCCACAAAGCGACGACTGGCCTAGTCGGTAAACGCATGGATCAGTTGACCACACAATTAGTATCGGCCACCAGCGATACCGTGAAAGCTAACATCATGCGCCAAATCCAAGCCATCGAATCTAAGCGAAACAAGATCTCGATTGCCGATGTGAAGATGAAGCTTACCGATAAGTGGATTCCTAAAAACATCATGCTTGAGTTCCTGCATGATCGTGGCTACACGGAATTTATCTTGGGCGACTTTACCGAGGATAAGGACGGCTTTGAAGATTTCGTGCAAAGCGAATCTGGCCAATACCTCACTGGCTACCGTTGGCGTGATGGCGAATGGATTGATGGCCTAACTCGTAATGGCGTGAAAGGTAAAGCAGCGAACAGCGATGAGCGATTCGAGCGTCAAATTGAATCGTACATTAACTATGGTGCGGTTCGTGGCGGTAGTAAGAACGAAGATAAATCACTTATCCGTGAGCAAATGCGCCGCCTCGATGATGAGTTTTCTACATGGATTGCATCATCTGACCATTCAGAATACTTGGAACAGGTTTACAACAATACGTTTAACGGTTGGATTAAACCGGAGTTCGATGACACTCCATTATCGCTAGATGGCGTATCTGGTGCGATTGAGTTCCTACCTTACCAAAACTCAACGATTCGCCGTCACAGTGCAGACGGTAACGGCATTATTGCCTTTGGTACTGGCTTGGGTAAAACGCTCACTGGCCTTGGTCTAGTGCAGTACAACCTAGAAACCAAACGTGCAAACCGTGTGGCCATCGTTGTTCCTAAATCAGTGTTAGAGAACTGGTTCTATGAAGCCGATCTGTTCTTTGGTGAAAGCAATCTATCTGACAAGGTATTTATCGGCCTTGAGGTTCACAAAGACGATGACGGCAAAATCATTCGGGAACCGGTATTAGATGAAACGGGCGAACCTAAGCTAGACAAGAAAGGCGATCCTATCTTGCGCGCCAAACTGACCGTGGACACCAACGGCAAGCGCGTAGCAGAACAGCTCCACCAGCTTACACAGTCAACCGCTCGCATCGTGGTAATGACAAAAGACGTGTACAACCGCATTCCATTGAAGCCGGACACGATTACGGCCAACGTGCTTGAAATGCGCGATGCTGGTTTGATTGCTGGTTCAAGCAAGCTAGTTAAGGAAGCGGAAAGCCACACAGAGAAAGCGAAGAACGCGCGCTTTGAAGCGAAATACGCTGACGATGGCACGGCCAAAAACGAAGAACTACCGTACTTCGAGGACTTGCTATTCGACTCCGTTATGGTCGATGAGGCGCATGATTTCCGTAACTCGTACAAGGGCGGCTCATACCGAAATAACCTGGCATTTTTGCCTAGCCAAGCTCAAGCCGATCGCGCTATCGATATGCAGCTTAAGAACAACGTCATTAAGGCGCGCAATGACGGTCGAGGCGTTTACTTCCTAACAGCTACGCCAACCGTAAACAGCCCTGTTGATATGTTCAATATGCTGTCCCACATCATTCCGGCAGACACGTTTGCCAAGATGGGTATCTTTGACAGCGACGACTTTATCCGCATGTTTGGTAAGACTGGCGAAGCGCTGGTTACTAAGATTTCGGGCGAAGTTGAACAGCGTGAAGCCCTACTCGGATTCCAAAACCTAGACGCACTTCGAAACATCGTTAACCGCTACATGACGATCGAGGATGCTAAATCCGTTGGTGCCAACGTTCACATTCCTGACCTAATTAGTCAGCAAAGCTTTGTCCAAATGAATAGCGAACAGGAAGCGCTATATGAGGAACTACGCCAACGCGCTGACGCTATCAGCAATCCAGACAAAGACGAAAACCAAGAAATCTTAGAGCAATACCCTAACGACACGGTTTTTGGCCTAATCCGTAAAATGGACAAGGTAAGTACAGACCTTGATTTGTACTATGAGCGTGTTACCTACCGATTCGCCAAGGACAGCAAGAAAGAGGTTGAGGCGGCAGTAGCCAAGCTACCAAATACCGTCACAGTCACTTTTGAGGATGTAGCACCAGACGGCACGGTTAAGCTAAGCAAAATCCAAGTTAAGGTTGATAAGAGCGTTAAGGTCGAGGGCGATCACTGCGTGGTTCAGCTCCACCAGCAACTTGATGACAAGTTCACAAGCATTTGTGACAAAGCTAAGTTGAAATTTACGCACCCTGTCTCTCCTAAGTACGCCAAGTTCCTTGAGAACGCGCGCGAGATTTATCTGGCTGGCGGCAAGCAGCTTGTCTTTACCGAAGAAAAACACAGCACAAAAAACTGGCTCGCATCATTGCGGATTTTGTTGGTTGCAAGCTGTCTGAAATCGGTATTTTGAACAGCGATACCGTTGCTGGTAAGAAAGGCTCGAAAGCGACTGAGGACGATGAAGAAGCGGGTTTGGAAGCAATCGCCAATGCTTACAATACCTCGAAATACAAATTCATGATCCTCAATAAAAAAGGCGAAGTCGGTATCAACTTGCATCATGGCACAACCGACATTCACCACTTAACGCTACCGTGGACTCCAATGAGTATCACACAGCGTAATGGTCGTGGCGCTCGTGTTGGCTCAAAACAAAACAGCGTGAATGTTCACTACTACACGTCTAAAGGCTCATTCGATGATTTCCGCTTGGCCACAATCCAACGTAAATCAACTTGGATTGAGACAATGTTCAAAGGCAATGACAAGTACATTGCGAACGCCGATGCAGACGCAGCCGACGAAACCGCGATCATGCTGGCGGCAAATCCAGAAGAAGCGAAAGCCCGTATCGAAGCGGCCAAACGTGAAGCGGAGCGCAAGCGCAAGTTAGAGGAACGCCGACTAGCAAGTATCAACGTTAGCAAGTACATCAAAGCTACCCAAATACTTGCTTTGGATGTGACCGCAGTTGAGGGCGAGCTGGCCGAACTACGCGAGAAGTTAGAACCGCTACGCAATGAAGTGGAAGAAGATCGCCTACGCGCAGAGGGCGAGAAGCGCGGCAGTTGGCAGCACCAAAACTACCAACGCACTAAAGGCAAATTGTTTGCCCTAGAAAGCCAAATCAAAACCTTTGAGGCAGCGATCAAAAACCGCGACAAAGCGAGCGACACCATCAAGAAATTGAAACCAGCAATGGAGCTGGCCATCAATGACGGTGTGTTAAAGGATTACCCTGACTTCCTAACTCATCCAGAGCTATACATTGTTCGCAACGGTGTGATTGTTCGTAATGGCTACACCTACAAAGCCGAAGTTAAGAGCCGTTCTTGGAGCGCCGAGTACGACTCAAAAGCAACAATCATGATCACCAACTTCGACCGTAAATCTGGCACGGTGGACGGCTTTATTACTGAAATGGACGGCGAACCAGCGTCACGCAACTACGTCGATCTACCTGTTGAACGCATCATTGAAATTGCGCCAGTGAATCAGGATAGAGCAGCATTAGAAGCAAAAGCGCTCCAAGGTGTACCACTAAGTGAAGTCGCTCATACGTTTGACCGTGAGACGTTCTTTGAACTGGTCGCAGAGAAGAAAATGAAAGCCTACGGTAACAGCCGCCGTTGTTTGGTGCGCAATGCTGACGGCTCATTCTCTACGCCGTGGGGATTGGATGTTGAACCAGACCAAACGCTGATTTATCCAGATGCGAGCGATAAAGCGATCGTGAAAGCCCTACTCGACCAAGTGACCAAACAGTTGGAAGATAAAGGTCGCGTGATGTTGGAACACGACATTCTAAGTTTCTTTATCGGTAGCGATTGGGACAAACAGGCGATGGAAAACGGCAACCAAGTTAGCGAACAGGAAGTCGTTGAACTGGTGACACTTGAGATCAAAGCATTCGAGGAAAAACACCCTGAGCTTTATCAAGAAGCGCTACTGAAAGCGGAGACAACTTACAAAACGTCTATCACTTTCCTTAAAGAGCTAGATAACCATCTAAGTAATTTGAAATGGACAGGTTACACCAACGCACACGAAGCGCGCCGCCTATCGGCTCGTGAGTTCACTCGTTACACCGATATTCTGACCGAACGCTCTAGCGAATACCGCACAGAGCTGGAAGATAAGCTATTCGCTGACTTCACTAAGCTGGTGGCCAACGACCCTGACCGTGCGAAACGTCTATCACAGATCGCGTACTGGATGACGCAATACAAGCCAACGACCGATACTCACTTGCTGAAAAAGGTCGATGCGATTTACGGCGAAAACTCACAAGAAACCATGCTTAAGGTATGTGCCGACCTACACGCCATTGGCGAACGTGAGTTCCTATCCGGTGATGGTCTAATCTTCTCGGATGACTGGTCATTGAATCGCATGAAAGGTGCGTATGGTTCGCTATTCACTTACCGCAGCACACAGCGCGAAGAATTTATCGAGAAGTACCTAAATGCGGATAAGCCGGAAAAGGCCGAGGTTCAAGTGACCGAAACGCAGAAAGTGAAAATCGATAATATCTCTGCCATTAACGTGGAGAGCATCGAGAAGTTTAGCGAACTAATGTCAGGCATTGGCATCGACGTTAAAATGGTGACTTCACCAATTAGCTGGAAGCCTAAGCGCGGTCGCAACCGAAAAGAGATTGTTGTAGAGCCATACGAGCGCATTGGTTTGATGGACAACAATGGCCTTAAAGGTTCGCTTAAAGTGATGTTCGCTGGTGACAAGGAAGCTAAGGCCGAGTACGGCGCTGACTTCGCATCAAACGCAAGCAGTGAATTTAATGGCGGCTGGTGGTTTATCTCTGCGAAAGCGGATTTGGAACTACTGGCGAAATCGCTATTAACCATCCACAACACGTTGGCCGAAGCTGCCTAACTTAAATTTTCGCATGCGAAAAAGTTCTCGCATGCGAAAACTTTTTGGAGAAAAAAATGATTACCCAAGTGAAATTGCCTACCGTTGAAGATCTAAAGCCCCTACTCGATGAGGCTTTAGAAACAGGGCAAAGCAAAGAGGCATTTATCCAAGCTCAAGTAGATGGCATTTACAAAACACTTCAAGCCAATCCGCTAATGTACCGTCACTATGGTGCTTATTGGTGGGCGGTTAAATCGCTAATGGCCAAACATGGTTATGACCTTGGCAGCGATTCAGAAGTGATCACAGAGCAACACTTCAATTTCGAAGACCCTGCGATTTTGTTGTGTGCTGCGTGGGCGTACCAGCAAGAGCAAATTGATAAAGGCTACTGGCAAGCAAACCTACATACCTACTACGCCGATGATGAAGAATTTGAATATTCTATCGAGGATGTGAACCTTGAAGCGTGGAGCGTGAACGCCAAATCGATGCGTTAAGTTTTCGCATGCGAAAACTTTTTCTCATATGCCCGTCATTTTTGGCGGGTATTTTTTTGCACGGAATTTTGTAGAGAGTTCTCGCATGCGAAAACTATATGGAACGGAATGCTTTAAAGTTCTCGCATGCGAAAACTATATCGAACGGAATGTTTTAAAGTTCTCGCATGCGAAAACTTTTGCTAGAAAAAAATAAACCCCGCCACTGGAAATGGCGGGGATTGCACGTTGAATCGATAAGCATTAATGCCCCACTACTACCCCTAATAGTTTTGTTGCTGCCTATCTGTTGCGTAATGTATATGAAATATATTTCATATACAACAAGTTTTTGCGTCTTTTTGATTAAAAACAATCAGTTATGCAACCGTGTACACTTGCCGTTTACGCGCTGGCAATTCTGTCACTTTGCTGAGCTGAATAAGTAATAATTCTGTCAAAAAGTTTTCGCATGCGAAAACTCTCTGAATCGCCCTCACATTTTTTGCAAAGTTCTCGCATGCGAAAACTTGTGCAATCGGTTCTGTTTGCTCACTTTTTCTCTTGTGCTGTTGCTTCTGGCAACGTATAGTATGAGCCCGTTGCCAGTGACAACAATTAAGAGGCGTTGATATGGCATCTAAGGAACGATGCGAAAGACTAATTCAATTAGTCGAGAAAGCAGGAAGTACCAGAAAAGCCAAGCTGCTTATTGATGGCGTTAAGGGAGTAAGCCCTTGTCATACTGCCATCTACAAAGCGATGAATGGCGGCGGTACGACCGATTATGTGGTTCAGTGCTATATCGATGATCTTGAAACAGCACTGAGCAATTCAAAACAGCAAACAAATTCCACCAGCAAAGGAAATCATTAATGAGCACTATCATGGCGATTGCCAACCAAAAAGGCGGCGTAGGTAAGACAACGTGTACTTACAACTTTGGTATTCACATCGCTAACCAAGGCAAGAAATGTCTATTCCTGGACTTTGACCCACAAAACAACTTGGGCGGCTCTATTGCACCAGAAATGGTCGAGAATCCAGAGTACACATCTGCGAGCTGCCTACACAACGCTTACAACCTTTTCGAAAATCCAGTAAAGGCTAAGCCTTTCGAAGTAAGCGAAAACGTACACGTTATTGGCGGCGATAAGCGCATGGGTAACATTACCCAAGACCAAATCCTAAACGTGGCTGAGTCTATCGACCTTATCAAAGACGATTACGACTACATCCTTATCGACTGTCCACCAGCGGCGAACTCACTACAGCATGCAGCTCTACTTGTAGCTAGCAAGCTGCTTATCATTAGCCAAGCACAAAAAATGTCAATTAAGGGCGTTAATGAGCTGGTTAAGACTTCGCGCCAAATCCGTCGAATGAACCCTGAATTAGAAGTGTTAGGCATTGTCCTAAACCTTATCGAAGCCAATATCACAAACGACCAACGCGAACAGGAAGCAGAACTTCGTAAAGAGTACGGCAACCTAGTTTTTGAAAACAAACTGATTAAAACAACGCGCGTAAGTGAAGCTCTAAACCAAGGCAAAGCACTGATTGAAACCAACCCTAAAGCGGCTGATAAATTCGGCTTTACAGCGGTTTGTGATGAACTTTGCATGCGCATGGCAGAGGTGACAGCATGACCAAAAGCTTAAGAGATCGAATCAAGCTTAGCGACCTAGATAATCTCTTGGACGAATCAGCGGTAGAAATCCGCGATGCAGCGAAAGTGTTGGCCATCCCTAAAGACTCTTTGTATTCAGTCGAGCAAGTACGTGAAGAATTTAACGATGAATCACTGCTTGAATTGTGCGAAAGCCTAGAAGAAAACGGCCAAATTCAACCTGTCGTTGTTTACCCGTTCGATGGCAAGGGATACAAAATCCAAGAGGGTGAACGCCGTTGGCGCGCCACTATGTTGAGCGACAAGCTGACTCACGTTGAATGTATTATCCGTGAAAAGGGCGATATTTTTGGCCAGCTCATTGAAAACATCCAGCGTGAAGATTTAACGCCAATCGAATTAGGTAAGGCGTTTGACCAAGCTAAGAAAAAGCACAATTTGGATAACCGTGGCTTGGCTAAGCGCCTTGGCAAATCAGACGGCTACATTTCGAAATACCTAAATGTACTTAAAGCCCCTGACTTTGTTTTGGAAGCATTCCAAAAAGGGATTATTGGTGATGTGGAGTCAATCAACGAACTACGCAAAGCAACCATCGATAACTCTGAGCGCGTTCGTGAAGCACTGGAAAGCGGCGAGAAGCTAACACGCCAAGATTGTGTGAAGTTACGCACCAATGCGTTTGGCAATGAGGTTGAGGTCAAGCTTAGCGAAGCAGATAAAGCAGACAAGGTAGAAAAGACCCAAACGACACCAGTAAGCAAAAAGCCTACAGCAAACCAAAAGCCTACCAGCATTTGTGTCATGGTTAATGGTCGTCATGGTTTGGTGTTCGCATCTGGTAAGCATAGCGACAAGCTAACGGTACTGTTTGATGATGGCGAACTTGAGCAAGTGCCAGTTGGTGAAGCTCAATTAGTAGGTTATCGCGTGTAAAGTTCTCGCATGCGAAAACTTTTTAAAGCGGGTGGCTGATAGGCTGCCCGTTTTTCGTTAGGACGTAATACCCGCCGTCACGGTACACACCAACCAAATAGTGATCGGTTGGTAGGTGAAACCAATCAAATATCCCCAACTCGTCGTGAGTAAAGGCAACGATATTCACCAGCTTCACTTTCTGGACGTGAAGCAGATAGACGTTATCCAGCGACCCTTTGTAGGGCTTATAGATATACTCGCCGTCTTTCCTTAAGGCGGGGATCTCGTTCTTGGTTATCGCTTTGCCATCGATAACACCGTCTTTGTTTATATCTACGTTCCCGTAGTGATAGCGATGCCGGATAGTTAACATCCCCTACTCCCTCAAATGCAAAAACGCCAGATTTGACGTTTAAATCTGGCGTTTTTGTTGCGTCTTCTAGGTTGTCACAGGCTAGGAAGCCTAAACCTATTTTATAGTCGCGTAGTGCATTCTTGCAAGTTCGTCCGGTCGCAGAACAGACTCGAAAATAAAGCCTGTTTGTACGCCCTCGTTTTCCAGCTCTTGATTCACTCGGCCAAGAATGTCGATAAGCGATGCACTACCGCCGCCAAACATATCCCCTAGCGCTTGGCCTTGGTGAAGCAGCTCACTATTGATTGCCTCGGCCATTGTCTTAAATGCCAGCGTCATGCGTTTTGCGCTTCGGTTATTGGCAGCAATGAATCTCGCCAGCGCTTCGGCCTCGGGATCGTTGTCGCCAAACAAGCCGGACTGAGCCAATAGCTCGTCAATGTGTTGGCCGGACTCTTTTGCCTGTCTTACCAGCTCGGTTGCTTGCACTAGCGAGTCAAGTGCTGACTTAGCGAGGTCAGGTTGTGAAGCGTTAATTTCCACGGCCTCTGCCAGCGTTTCAGACGTGTTTTTATGTACTTCCCCGCTCAGGTATTGCATCTCAACAAACGCGCTTGCTGCGCCGTTTAGCGCGCTCAAAATGTTGCGAATTTCGGGATCGGCTTCCTCGGCTACCAGCTTCACTAACTTCTCGTTTTTGTACGCCTTGGCAAACACGGCATTTTGCATGCGCTCAATCAGTTGTTTGGTTGGTCGGCCATCTTCGGTCAGTAGTCCGGCGGTTGAGTTATCCCCAATTTCGGTTAGGAAGCTGTTTATAAATCCTTGGTTAGACTTGGCCAAAAGGTTGCCTGTTTCGCTCGGTTGGAACAGAGCAATCATGCGGTCATCGATGCGTTCTGCGTCAACCCAAGCTGTCTCGGCTGCGCTCATTTGTTGCAAGTCAGAGAGGTTGGAATCTCGGGCAAACTTAGCACGGTTAACTTGGGTGACACGTTCTCGAACCAACACTGGCTCGCGCATGCTTTCAATTTTCTCCGGTGATAAGTCGAAGCGTTCCGCATTGTCGATTAGGAACTGGCGGTACTTTTCAGCTTTGCCCTCTCTATACGCTTTGATGATAGCGATGGTTCGACCGTTCCCCGACTCCACCACATTGTCCGAGCCGACAATCGGTGCGCCGTGGCTAGATAGTCCAGAATCCGTTAATTGTTGTGGGCGCAAATCGTTGGCCATTTTTGAGATCTGCAATTTTGAGGATACGCGAGTACGGTCGCGCGGTTGCAGCTCTTGTGGGAAATTCGGATTGATTCGACCGTCCAAATCGTTCGATGGAATAAGGTCGCTGGCTTCCACGACTTTAAAGCCTGTCTCTACTTCGTCGCCTTTTGCTGTCACAACGTAGCTGGTGCGACCTAGCTTGGGTTTTGGATTGTCTGTTGCGTACAGTTGAACAATCTCGGCTAGGTCATTGATGGTTTTTGCCTCTTTGATTTCGGCGTTAATTGATGTGAGTTGATTCAATTTGACCGCTCCGGTTTGGAGTGGCGAGTTCTCGCATGCGAAAACTTTTGGGACAGGGAAAAGGATTAAAGGCTCTTAAGCAATGCGAAAAGCGCCTTGGCGTAGTTGTGCCGCTCACTGGCTGCCAGTGCAAGGTTTAGAGATTGCTTGTAGTAATAATCTGCTCGGATTTTAGTTAAAACATTCATTTTGGTTTTCTCAAGTTCTCTGAAAAGTTTTCGCATGCGAAAACTATATCGAACGGGATTCTTTAAAGTTCTCGCATGCGAAAACTATATCGAACGGGATTCTTTAAAGTTCTCGCATGCGAAAAGTATATGGAATGTCATGTTTTAAAGTTCTCGCATGCGAAAACATCCGTGTTTTTCGCGCTCCGTGCAAAAAAGTTCTCGCATGCGAAAACTTAAGCGGCCAGTTTGTCAGGATTGTGCTCGAACCATTCAATCGCTTTTTGCTTGATGCTATCTAGCTCCAAGCCCTCTGAGTGAACGTCTCGCATTACATCAACAAACACCGATGGTTTGGCGTTATTAAACTCGCCAGCAAGGAATCTCGCAACTAGATCGCTTTGCTCAACTGGACGTTCGCCATTGTCGCGCTCATTCTGCTCGATGTGCTTCGTAAGAGTCTTGATAGCCTTGTTACGGTCAGCGCGCGACCAGCTACCAAAGCCACCATTTTTCTTAGCTGAACCTGCATCGTTTTTCCAGTAGTCCAAACCGCGCGCAATATGCCCTTTGTAGCCAAACTGGAAGTTTTCACCATCCTTATACACAACGTAGTTATCGCCCTTTTCAACCACTTGGTAATTAGGGAAAAACGCCATTTCGTATTCGTACCAATTAGGCAGCAATAGCACTTCATTGAGCTTTTCAAGCTTATCGGAGCGACCTAACTTGGAAAATTCTTCTACCGATATTGGCTCATCCGAACTTGATACCGGCTTCTGCTCAACCTTTTGGTTAGCGCCAGTCAGTTTATTAAGAATTTCCACCAGCTCACGGTTCTTTTTGATGCGTTCACCAATCGATAGCTGGCCACTCTTAAGCTCTATCAACAAACCCGCAGCATCGCGGTTGAGCGTCATTTTTTCTCTTAAGCTTAACACTTGATTCTCTCCGGTTTAGGCCGCCGATGTGGCGGCCTTGGTTGTGATTAGATTTGCGCTTGGATCATGCTAGTGATGTTGCTTAGAGCGGCATCCATCAACGCCTCGTTCTCTGCCACTTGGTCGTTAGCTTCGAAGTAGGCGTAAGCTTGTTCTAGTGCGGTTTGGAACTCATCAACCAATTCCGGCGTAGGTTCACCAGTGAAATCTCGGATTTCTTTTAGTTTCTCTACATGTTCCATTTCTTCGTTATTACCCTCTGTTTCAGATTGAGGCGCCTCACTACTTAGATTGAACGCTTTCACTAATAACGCTTCCATTTCCGCTGTTTCGTCAAATTCACCGATCAAGTCGTCGCCTTGGTATAGCGCGAACTTGTACTCGCCATCTTTAGCGATTGGGTAAATATCAACGTAGTGTTCGTTTAGCCATGAACGCACGGTTAGCGGAGCGTACACGTTCGCTGGTACAGAGCCATTTACTGAATGGATACCCGCCGCAACGCTTGGTTGTACCAATGCGCCTTTTTCGTTGTAGTAGCTATCCGCAGATTGCCAGCCCTTAATCGTCTCAAGCTGAGCTTTCGCTTTTTCGCTTAAGTCGGTCGCTAGAATGTCGAATAGAACGTCTAGGCTGTCAGTTAGCCCGTCCTCATCTTTCGCATTAATCGACTTCACTCGGCCTGTTGGGAATGTCACTTCCTGCTTACCAAGTTTTAGCTCTAGGTTGGTAAAGGCTTCTAGCTGCTCAAGCGCTTTCGCTTCTTCTTCGTCTAGGCTTTCACGGAATGAGTTAACGTCTAGTACGTCATCCTCTGCCTGTTCGCCTTGCTGGTGAATTTCAGTTAGAGACGCGAGCTCTACCACTTTGCGCTCTTTACCAAAATCGAAGTCCACGGTTAGGCGGCCACCAAAGAAATTGCGATCGTAGTAATCGGTCATTGTGTCGCTGTTGTTGTAGTCGTATTGGCCTACATAAGCGTTAACGAACTCGATCAGCTGATCTACTGCTTCGGTATAACGGCTCATTCCGTGTGGCGTAGTCGAGTTAGGGTTATCAATCTCGAACTGTAGGTAAGCGGGATTGTAGAGCATGACGTTTCTTGGCAAGTCGGTCAGCGTTAGGTCTAGTGTGCCGTAGCGAGGCTTGCGCACTGAGATTTTAACGTCATTGCTGATTTTGCCAGCTTTCTTAAGTTGAGCGATAAAGGCGCGGATTCGCTTAGCGATTTCACCCGTATCTCGAATGCCCTCTTTCTCGTAGATTGAGCCAAATGAATATTGAGTTGGGTCTAGCGCGAGAAGTTGTTTTTCTTCCTCGGACGCACCCTTATTCACTTCATCTGCTGTGTCAGATTCTACGGCGTTCTTAGCACCCAATAGCTCAAGCAGTTTGTTTGCACCGTCAACCGTTAGGTAGCTGCGAGAATTGGTGTTAGCGATAAAGCGTAGCTCTTTACCCTTGCTCGATTTTGCAGAGAAGAAACTGTAGCCAAATGTGTTTTCCATTTGGTTCTCTTGTTCTTCGGTTAGCGCAATACCGTTAACCTTGCCGTCATCGTCCACCTTGGCCAGTAGCTTGTCGGCGTTCTCGCGTAGTGTTGGGCGCGAGTGAAGCGAACCTGAGCCGTTAATGGCCAATGTTGAATACAATGATTCAAAGCCGTTGATTGTGGTGAACATGGCCGGACTGACAGGCTCTAGTGGTGCGCTGTATTCCGTCTCTGCAATTTGCTCAAGCGTTTTGCCGTCCTTAAGCATGTTAAAGATTGCAATAGTGCTTTCTTTCACTGCTTGGTCGTTTAGTTGAGTCGCTTTTTGCTGCGCTGCTGCACCCTCTAGGCCAGTTTCCAGCACCTTGCCTGTGTACGTGTCGATAACGCTAAAGTCAGCTTGGCCAATAGTGCCTACTGGTGCGTAGCGCTTCTCGCGTGTCGCCTTGAATTGGCCTTTGTGGTTCAAGTCAGGCAATGCAGCAAGGCTAGGGAAGCCACGGCTTTCGTATTCCGCTTCGATAGCTTTTGTGTACCACAATGGCATGACTGAGTTATGGATAGCGCGCGCCATCTGTTCGTTGTCGATCTGCTCATCGTTATCCAAGTATCTAAAGCCATGAACAGCTAGGATGTCTTGGTTAGTTACACTCGCCATTGCGTAGTGCTGAGCAAAGAGCTCATCTGAACTTAGTTCGGATAGGTCAGGGTAGCTACCGTCATCGATCGCCTTAATGAAGCGCTCAACTTTTTGGTAGTCCTCGCCTTGGTCTGCCATTGCTGGAATGACGGTTTCACCTTTTGCCTTGGTGTAAGCTACGTCACCCTCATGGTAAACCGTTGTTGCGCTAAACGCTTTTTCTACGTCATCCAGTGCCAACGCTTCGCCGTTCTCAAACTTCTCGTATAGGTCGCCACGTAGCGCGCGTAGGTCGAACATTTTCGCCGTTGCGCTAAAGAATCCGTCACGGTAGTTCAAGATAGCTTGCAGTAGGTCAGCACGTTTCGCACGGCGGTTAAATGGGATGCGATGAGCCGTTAGGAAATCAGTGATCTCTTTACGGTTCTTAAACTGCGCTTCCAATGACGCTAGGGTTTCACCTTGTAGTGATTCCACTAGGTGCGCTTGCTCTGAAATGCGCTTAGCTTGGTCATCCACTTTCTCGCCACGTTTTAGCGTTTTGCCAGTGCCTAGCGTTAGGTCAGCCAGCATAACGAGACGTTTGCGATCGCTTGGGCTCACTGACTGCATATCCTTAAGTTTAGATAGGGCAGTTTCTTGGAAGCGCATGCGGCCTTGCGTGTGTTCTGCTTGGCGTTGTAATTCAGCATCGCTTTGAACCAGCATTAGGTCTTCGGCAATCTCTTGAATCATTTCCGGTGTCACAAGGTCAATCGATGCGCTCCATAGCTTGTACGCTTTTGGATTTTCCTTGCGGTTCTTCATTTCCGGTTGCTGGCGTAGCTGCTTAGCGAACGCTGCTTTGAAGCTCACTTGTTTTAGGGTATCGAGCGTAGACTGAGGAATTTCATCAACGCCTTTGTCCTCAACCCATTGGTCTAGCGCTTCGGTTGCGATGCGCTCCGCTTCCTCTAGGTCGCCCTCAACCTTGCCAAATAGCGGCTCTAGGTCAAAGTTGCTTACTAGCTCTGGTGGCAGTTTTTGGTCATAAGCGATCGCGCCGTGGCGAATGCCACTACCAGCGTCAGCGAATTGCTCTTTAGCCAATTCTGGATCGAGGTACTTAACCACTTGATGTTGTGGCGGCGTTGTAGCAAAGCCATAAGGGCGTAGACGTAGGCCATACCAGAATAGGTTAGCTGTGGTTTCGTCTTTGTCTTGGTCGTTCGCGTTTGGCTCGTCGTTCTCAATTGGTTGCGGTTCTTCGTTGCTGTCATCGGTATCTTGAAGCAATTTAGATTCACGGTCGTAGTCAGCCAGAATAAGCGATTTAGCTGCTTCCCAACCTTGTAGATCGTCGCCACCAGCAAGCGGTGAACCCTCGCCGTAAGTGACAGCCAAGGTTTGGTTATCACGCGCATGGATCATGTACTGGCCAAAGCTATCATCGTCGTTCGCGTCAGGCGATTCGAAGTAGACAAACGGCTCGCTATCTTCGCCTTTATCCATCTTCCAGCCCTTAGCAATGGTCTTGCGGCCAATAAGAGCCAATAGCCATTCTTTGCGCTCGATATTCGCTTTTCGCTCGCGTTCTTCGTCTGACAACTGAGGAAAATCGTTTTCAATTGAATCACGGATGTATTCTTTAGCCTCGGCAAGCTCTGATACCGTCATAGCGCCTTTATCGAGCTCATAAATCGCATCATTGATGTACGACTCTGAATACGTGCTAGGAACGTTTTGATTTGCTGCGCCCGCAAACTCTAATGAGTCTTTAAACTCTTGGCTTAGCTGCTTAACAAAGGCATCGAGATCGCCATTGAAAGCACGGTCAATGATGAAGTCGCGTTTCTCTTGCTTAGTCCATGAAGCGTCCCATTGCTCGATCACTTGAGACGGACTGCCACCAGCGTCCACATTGGTCGCTGCTGTATTTGCTGCTGGCTTGATGGCAGCAAGCTGTTTGCGTAGTTCTTCTTGGATTTCGTTTTGCGTAGCAATCTGAGTTTTTAGGCGTTTCTCTTTCTTGGCCAGCTCATCAAGTTTCTGCTCCAAGTCTGTTGTTTCTTCGCCTAGCTGAGCGGCTTGCTCATCGAGCTCTTGTGCCTTTTGTTGCGCTTCTTCCAGTGCTTTTGCGTCAGCGTCTTTCTTGGCCTTACCGGCGACAAATTTCTCGCTGTTGTTCTCAAGCAATTGCGCTAGCTTGTCGGTCACTTCCTTAAGAGACAAATCCATGTTGCCTTTTGGCGCGACTACGTGAGTAATATCGCGCGAGTTCATTAGGAAGCGGAACGCGATTAGCGTGTCATCTGGATTGATTTTTAGCGGATCGTTATCCGGCGCATGGAACGCAATAGAAATGCTCTGGCCATCCGAGAATGGGATTTTCACCATTTGAACAGCGACCGCACCAGATTTACGCGGTTTACCCACTTCTACAGCTTCTACTGATAGCGTTGGCGTTTTACGTTCCAAGTGCTTACCAAATTGCTGAGCACGAAACTCAAGCTTTGACGCTTTTGATTTGAACGCCTCTAGCATCATTTGAGGCACTGGTTTGCACTGGTATAGGTAAGTGTTTTCCAAATCCTCAAGCGATAGTGCTTCTAGGATTTGGTCGGCGTTTTCACCTTGCAGTACCGCTTCGATTTGCTCCGGTGTTAGCGTTTTAGCTAGATGGTCGATGCGATCCACAATCTTGATTTGATTTTGACTGGTAAACATCATTCTTTGGCCGCCTCTAATTGCGCTTCAAGTTCCTTGGTTTCTTGCTTCTCTTGCTCTAATGCAGCTTCAAGATCGGCTACACGGCGTTGGTCTTCTTCCAACTTCGTGCGAACACTGTCCCGAGCGGCTAGGGCGTTGGTGTAATTGGATTGTGCAACCTGTTCGGCTGCCTTGGCTTCTTCCAATCGCTTAGCAATAGAACGTGTGGCTGGTTGAATGTCTGAGGTGTCTTTAACGGCCTGTGCCGCTTTGCGAGCAACTTGCTTGTCAAACTTGCTTTGGTTGCGCTCCATTAGGCGAACCATTTCACGCGCAAGCTCGCGCTCATTCTTCACGCTTGGGATAGGCTGTTTCGTGTTGTTCAGTGTCATTTGGTAAATGTCACCCTCATCACCCACAAACAGCGTCATGGACTGGCCATTATCAAAGAATAGTTTGGCGCGTTTTACTGTCTCGCCGTCACGCTTCGTTTTCTTGTTGGAAGCTTCTACGTCCGTAACAGTCGCACCAGCTTGTTTTAACGCAGTGATCAGACTCTTAAGGCCGCGTTCGGTCACGTTGTCAAAATCGACCACCACATAGTTGTGCGACTGGTCTAGTGCAAACTTGCTGTTGTTACGCAATTTCAAATTCCTCTGAATATGTCGTACAGGTAGGGAAGATTTTGTATAGCGGATTGATTAGGGAACAGGAGCGCTCAATCTTCACGTCCAGAATCCACTCGCCATGTAGCTTTTCCCCTGCTTCACGTTCAAGCAACTTGCGGTCGAACGTTAGGTATTCGCTGTTATTTCCGGCGTGTGAAAAGTCGAGTTTACGTGTGCGAGTAATGACGGCCTTTGGTCGTTTCTTACTTCGCAACGAATAGGTTAGTGTCCCATTCGTAATAGCTCGTTTGGATTGATAACCAAGAACGAATCGAATCACTTCGGGATCGTCCATCTGGTTTGCATGCAGTATTTTTACTGCGTTTCGTTTAAGCAAAAATCGGTCAGCAATGGCTAGGCCAATCACTGCAAATTCCATCATTTGCTTTGCCCTCCGGTATTAAAGAATCTCGCTAACGTGTGGCTAGCTAGTTTGCGGATAAAGTTTATTGAGTCTGCTCCGTTGTTTGACGCGATGAGGACAAGCGCACTGGTGTAACCAGCCTCCACACCCTCACTGTCACACAAGTAAGCGACTATCAAACCGACCACTAACGCCAGCGTTAGCTCGGTTAAAAAGTCAAGGAATCCACCAGCCAAACGTTGCTCGCGTATGCCTTGGAGATATGACCCAACACCACTGAGGACGGATAGAGCCAGAACGCTAATAGCAAAGCTCTCACCAACAACTGATACTGGCATTAAATCCCCCTTTTATATGTGTCCTGCAAAGTGTATTCGGAATGGTAGCAATTGCTCAATAGACGGGCGTTACTTACTTTTTAAAGGCTATAAAATAGGGCTGGTTTTTGGGAAAAAGAGATTTATCAATGGTCTATGTAAAGAAAAACCTCTCACCCAACGAGTGAGTGAGAGGCAAATCCAACCGTTTTGTCGCGCGGCAACGCGAACAAAACATTCCACGAGGAAACAATGAGGTGAAATCTATATTTGAGAGATTTGGATTATAGCCAATTTCGTTTTCGCATCAATATGCGTCAATGTTCTCGCATGCGAAAACTATACAGAACGAAATGCTTTAAAGTTCTCGCATGCGAGAACTATATGGAACGGGATGCTTTAAAGTTCTCGCATGCGAGAACTATATGGAACGGGATGCTTTAAAGTTCTCGCATGCGAAAACTTTTGCAAGAAAAAAGGGACAACGAATTGCCCCTTTGATTGCTATGGCTTGATGTAGCGGATAGCGAAGTGCGAACCCTCAATCGAAGTCGAAGCACCCCAATCGAGGAATTGCAGTGTGTCACCAGCGTTTAGTTTACCAACCCAACGAACGTTAACTGGCGTACAGTCGTAGTCGTTCGACAAGCCTTGTGTTTGAGCAAGAATGGTAGATTTGCCTTTTGAGATGGCCGCTTTACACACAGAGTCACTACCATGACTACGGCGCATCGCTGTCCATTCCAGTTCGTAGTAACCAGAAACTTTAATTTTAAAGCCATCTGCCGCACTAACCAGATCGACTAGATTGAATGGATCTTGATATTTACCCGTCCAATCTTTGTATGCCCAATTAATGCTACTTAAAGATAATGTACCAGCCGCAGCGCGATTACCGTTATGGCCTACAGCCACCTCACCACAACGGTTCAATGCGGCAACTTTAGAGTCAACGTAATCCTTGCGCGTTAATGCGTTACTAGCCTGGCTTTGAGGCGAGCCAGCAAACACATTACCACCATATATCTCTGCGTAGTTGCTTCTACGGTTAGTGTAGAACCTCATTCGACCGTCAGAGTTAGAAAGAATCTGAATACCAGCACGAATGTTAGTTGCATCATAGTAAGAAGCTAAAGCCCAATGAGCGCCTGAGCTATCACTACAACGGAGGTTACAAGCAGCTATACCATTACCACCCCATGTGCCGTCATAGAAGTCCTTATTTACTTTTGCTGTCTTGTTTTGGTTATTCCAATCGCCAACAGTAAAGTAACCATCGGTACGAACTACACCAACGTTACCAAAGTAAACACCAGAACTAAATTGACCACTAGGATTCAAGCGTAACCAAGAATCACCCTTAATTGCTTCTTTACCAGCTACCTTAATACCTACATCACTATGTACGTTAATACCCTTAACAAACTCAAAATGACTGTAAGAGTAAAAACCGCTTGAGGCTTCTGTCTCCATGTGACAGTAGGATGTGTTGCGTGAACCAATCCAAGTTTTCTTTGTAGAGTAATTGAGTTCTAAACCCTTTCCATCAACAGAGTTAATTGCCCCTAAGTCTTTATTGTAAGAGGTATAGCTAGTAACCATTTGCCCTTTGACAATACCCGCTGGCTCAGTTGCACCTTTGTTGCTAACGGATGGCGTAATGGCGTGACTACACATGTATCGAATGAGGATGTTCACGCTGTAAGCACTGCGTGTTTTCACATAGATTGCGTAATTGTCACCACTAGTATTCACCCAACCAAACTCACTAAATGGCAAGCCGCTAGGATGATCTGTGATTACTTGGCCATTTAGACCTTTAGGGCTGCTATTACTGGCTCGCAGAATCATTTGGTGTCTTGACGATTGGTAGTGCAAGTTGACGTTAAAGCCAGCACCACCAAAGAACTCAATAACCGCAGTAGAGCTTGATTGAGGCAGTGTTACGTTGGCAACCAAACACCAAGAGTTGTCACTACCTAAAGAAGCGCTCACAACCTCAGTACGGTTGAATGCTTCGGTAATCACCTTATGCCCTTGGATTTCAATAGGCACATTACTGGTCACTTTGCTCTTATTTAAGATCAGGTTTGCAGCCGTTGAGTTGTGCGCACCACCTACACCAATTTTTACCTCGGCTTTGTCATCGGTTGAGCCGTTAGTGATATACAGAATTTGGCGATTACCAATCAAACCATAACCATCTAGTTTTACGCGGTCGGTTGTTGGGACGGCATTGCCAGCTCTTGTACCTTGCACTTCAACACTACGGTTAGAAGATAGCGACTCTGTTGTGCTTAGTGAGCCGTATAGCGTTGTTTCACCACCTTTGCGGATCTTCAATCGACTTGAAACGTCACTCTCTACAATGTCAAATGAGCCATCGGTTTTCGTTTCCATGTGGAATCGCTTACCTGTATGGCCTAAGTGAAGTTGTGAGACGCTACTTGCGCCCTCATCGATGAGTAGGCCGCCAGTCAATGTACCGCCTGACAGTTTTAGGTAGCGGCCATCGGCTTGTGCTTGTGTCATCTTCGACGCTGCAAGGTCATACGCTTTCTTAACTGCACCTGCCGCCGCAAACTTCACGTCACTGGCATCGTTAACCGCCGCTGTGAATGCGTAGTTAGGTACGTTGGATAAGCCAACTTGAGCTTTTGTAACCTTGTGTGGGTTTGATGTGTCGGATTTGTGTTGAGCGATATTGGTTGTAATAGCTGCTACCGCATCACCTTGATCCATTAACGCATCACCTAGCTCTTTGATTGTGTCGAGCGCTTCTGCTGGCGCACCACCAATCAAAGTGCTGATACGGTCGTCGGTGTGCTTGTTCGCGTTTGTCTCTGCTTGCTCTGCACGGTCATAAGCAGCGTTACCGCGATTTAAACCCTCAACGCCTTTGTCGTATGCCTGTTTAACAGCACCAGCGGTCGCAAGTTTGCTGTTGGATGTATCCGATACCGAGCTGGTGGCCGGATAGTTTGGTACGTTACCTAAGCCTACTTGCGCCTTTGTGACTCCGTGCGGGTTTGTTTTCTTGCTAGCATGCTCATCAACTTTCGTAGCGATTTCTTCACGAATTTTGCGAGCCGGACTACCACCAACCTGAGTCAATTTATTTAATGCCATTCAGAAATATGCCTTTCTCAATTCATTGACTAGCAACTCCGACAAAGCGCCGGAGCCACGTTGTTAGTGGGGAAGTAGGAAAGGAAAGGGCATGGCTTATTTGAAGCCGATAACAGTCACAATGTCGCCAGCTTGTAGCTGCTCACCGAACGTAATTGTGTTGCCAGATAGATTCCATACACCTGCGTTTTGCATTACACCGCATACGCTTAGAACAAGAACGGCAGTGATAGTACCTGCTGGCAGAGTGACGGTAGTTGATGCCGCTTCGACGGTAATATCGACAGTGCGGATCGCGTCTTTGATTGAGGTTGCTACGCTTGCTTTGGTCGCGTATTTGCCGTCAGATTCCGCTTTGGTGTATGACGAGCCACTTGCAGCAAGGCCGCTACGCGCTTCTGAAATGATTTGCGCTTTTGTCGCGTTCTCAAGTTTCGCTGCGTTAGCGGCAGTTTCGCCAGCACCTAGCGCGCCCACGTCTTCTGCTGTTAGCGCGATGTTTTGGCTTAGCGCGTGACCGTTGATAGTGCGAGTCTTTGGTACTGCATTCACAACACGAGAGTCGTTACCCTCCATCACTGTGCCAGCGGCATTACCAAAGTTTTTGTTGAACGCTGTGTTTTTGCTAAACGCTGGCTCTGCGCCTACGTCTGTAGCTTCAAGCACTACGTTACCGCGCTGGCCGTTAACAGATGAAACCGCATCGGTAGGTGTTAACAGCTCTTGCCAGTTCGCCAGTGTGCTTGCTGGTTGGCGCATAAGAACGAATGATTTACGCAGATCCGAACGGATTGCCATATCACCCTCTTGTGCCACCAGCGCAAGCATTTCCGCTTCTGACTTAACAGGGAACGTTTCTTTGATAGCGATAGCTGGCAATTGACCTTGTGGGATCTTACCTGTGCTATCTAGCGTAGCCACACCCTCTGCAACGCCTTTCTTGTTGTTCGGGATGTAGTCGTGAGTGTGGCTTACTGGCGCTGCGCCAACGTCAGTATGAGTCAGAGTCACATCACCTGTTAGTGGCTTGTTGTTGATAGTGCGAGAGGTAGGAACAAGGTTCGCGCGCGCTTCACTAACAACTTGAGCCTTAGTTTTGCCCTCAAGTTTTGATGCGTCTGCCGCGCGAGCGCCTACTGGCAATGCGCCAACGTCTTGTGCTGTTAAGTCAGAAACGAGGCGGTTAATGCGAGTTAATTTGTTTTGTGTAGCCATAAAAGATCCAATTTATTTATTAGTTAAAAAGGGCATTTATGGGGAATAGGTTTTGGGGAATGTAGAAACTGATTAGCCGACCAAGGTGATCTCCGTTCCTGCTGCAATTTCGTCAACAAACCGGATAACACCAGTGTCAGGCACGATGGTGTAAGCAAAGTCTTTCGATTGTTGCACGCCTTGTAGGAACACAAGCTTAATCGCACGCTCTGCAAAAGCTGGCGGGATAGCGAATGTGTTCGAGGTGTTAGGGAAGTGGCTATGGAAAACTTCCATAGGCGAGCCAGTAGCACCGCTATTGATGATGGATTCAAGCTTATCGATGTATTCTTGAAGCTCGGCAATGATCGTGCTTGATGTTGCCGATGGCGAACCAAGCGTAATCACCACTTCATCACCCTCCTCAAGTGGCTCGGCCACTTCGACTTCGTTCGTGCCTTTGAGGAACTGCCAAGCGCTACCTTTGGTCTGCACAATGCCTTGAATGGACATTGAATCCACTTCCGGCACTTCATAAGGCAATGCGATTTTTGTCTCGCCGCCAACCGCAATATATGGCCAATGCTCAACCGCTTTGTTGTAGGCCGCGACCGCTTTATCGTGGACTAACTTGATCGCTTTTGCCGTGGCATACAGCTGATCGCTATCTACGTTAATCTCACTGGTTGCCGCCCAGTTGTTTACCAAGCCAAGGCCAACTTGAGCTTTGGTTACGTGGTGCGGGTTTTCACGGTCTGCGTAGTGCGCTTTAGCCTCGGCGCGCATCGCATATTGCTTGTGTGGGTCTGGATGTGAAACGTGACCTTGTAGGTCATAACCGCCTTGCTCACGGTCATCAAAGTTGAGGTGTTCTTGTTCCAGTTGGGTAGCGGTATCTGGCACGGTGACACGGCACAAAATCAAATGATGATCTTCAACCGATTCCAGTGGCAGCACCTTAACTTCTGACGCTTCAATCTCTGACGCTAAATCGACTTGTTTTGTCTTTACGCCGTACTTATAGAACGCTTCAAGCACTACGTATGATGTCGCACCCGCCGGAATTTCCACATCAATATCGTGTTGCTGGCGAACAGTTAGGATGTAGTCGTCACGCTCAACCAGCGCCACGCCAAATTGTTCACCACTGCTCACACGCAGTTTCATTCCACCAGCCGGAGCACATTCAAAGCCACGGAAAATACCAGCGCGAACGATGCCGTAGAATTTACGGTTTAGGCTGTTACTGGCCAGTGGCTCTAGGTACTGCGTATCGGTGATAAGCGGTAGCGCTTGCCAGTCCGTTAGCAGTGGTGGAATGATGATTGTTTCTTCGAAGTTTGGGCGACTCATTACGCACCAACCTGCGCCACTCTAGCGCTATCCGTGCGAGCCGTGTTGATCACGATTTCAATCGATAGGCCACGGTCTGAATAAATCCAAATAGGTTGCGTAACAGCCACCAGAATTAGGCCGCCGCTTGCATCTTTCACGCCCACGCAAGAGAACTGGTGTTGTTCATCTTCTGCTAGCGTACCCGCTGGTAAGTTTGCCGTGATCACGATGTTGCCATTCACATAGGCATAGTTGGCCTTAGAACGGTAAAACACGTTTTCAATGGTTTTCTTGTCCAGTGGAATAGGCATGCAGCTAGGCTTGCCCTCAATTTCTTGGATAAGGTCAAAACCCCATTCAAGATCGCCAAATTGGAAATAAGGCGGAGTACCATTGGTAGGCAACGACGACAAGGCGCGTTCGTCGTAATAACGGTTAAGCAGTTCACACTGCGATAGGACTACTTTTTGTGTAAGCACCTTTACGACCTCGTATAAGTCGTGGCGCTTTAATGGGACGGGGAATAGGAGTAGGGATTAATAGTACCGTCTATCAATGGAGATCGCATCCAAGGGGATAGCATCCATTCGAGGTGTACCATACATCGGGCTAACTGGACGTTCTTCCTGTGTCGTCGTTCCAGTCCGAACAAAGTCCTGTTTATAGCTTGGTGTTGATTCTATATCGGCAGTGACCTGTTTTCCAACCGTAACATGGTCGGAATAGTGGGGAATTTCCACCATGTCCATGACTTCGAACTCGATTGAGTACAATTGGCCATCTAAAACGATGCGTAGCGGGATAAGTGGATGTACCACTCGTCTGATTTTCGCCTCAAACGCTCGAATGGCTTCCTCGGTGATACCGTCCTCTCCTGCAATGTCATTCAAAGGGATTCGAATCGCGCCTCGACTGGTCAGGAAAAAGTCACTCGGGTTTAGTCCGTTTTGCAGCTCTAACTCTGACTCGGGAACTAAGAACGTGCCGTATGGGAATCGCTCTTGGTCTACTGGTGCATAGATTCGCTCCCACTTCACACGTAGCCCTTTAAACTCACGCGCGAGCGTAGAGATAAGCGGGTAGATGGTCTTTTTAAAGTGGATTTCGTCCTTACGCTGCATTACAACGTGTGGCAAGTCTTCGTCGGCCACTTCACCTAGTGGGAAGATTTTTCGCAGCTCTTTAATATCTTCTAGCAGCGATTCTTTATCCATTTCGTACAGGGACGAACGCGCCTTAAGCTTTTCAATGTATGACTCTACGTGCGTCTCGATAGAATCAGCGATGGCGCTTGCCAAATCCACCCAAGCCGTTTCTTTTTGACGCGCCTTGGTTAGCTGGCCAGATAGCCATTTTCTAAAGTCTCCAAATGCCATGTTTTTCGCCTTGTTGGTCTGAAAGTTTTCGCATGCGAAAACTATACAGGATAGTGTTTCCTAAAGTTCTCGCATGCGAAAACTTTAGGGGATGCCATGTTTTAAAGTTCTCGCATGCGAAAACATCCGTGTTTTCCATGCTCCGTGCGAAAAAGTTCTCGCATGCGAAAACTTCTATGAGTAGTCGTAATTCAGTTGAATTGTTGACGTGCCCACATTCAAGTAGTGGTAAGTATCAATAGGGATACGGTCAAGAATGCCGACTACCTCAACCTCAAATTCCTTAATGCCTAGTGTCGCGTTGAGGTCTTGGATCACGTCCCAAATTTGGTTTTTGGTAATGCGCTCATTGCGGCTTGCTTGTTTACCAAATTTCGCATCCAACGCATCGGTCAGTACCTTTGTCGCCCATTCTGGATTTGAACTTGGATAAAGCTTGCCTTTGACCGTTACGGTAAATGGCACGTCCTTGCGTTCCACCAGCTTATAGCGTTCGTTATAGCCCTCACGGCCAGCGAATAGATCTTGGATTTCCTTATTCAAAATCTCGTCGGTCTTATCGGCAGAGTAAGCGCTAATAAAGATCGTGTTGATGTTGCGAACGTCCGGCGTTCCTGTGAGTTTTTCCTGTTCCGCTTCGCCCCAAATGGACAACCAAGTAACACCCGAAATATTGCGCTTAACAAAGGTCATGTAATCCGAGTCCCACGCAATCTGCTCGTCATAGATTGGCGAGTAAAGGGCGTTGTTTCGGATAGATTCAATATCCTCCGGCTCTGCACCACCGATAATGCTGGTGGCGGTTTTGATCGCAAGCTGGTCTTTGTAGGCGCTTTGAATACCCATATCGATGAGCTCTAAAGGCTGCGCATCGAGTAGGGTAGTTACACCATTAGTCAGCCATAGCTCAAACTCAATTACATCGCCCGTAGCTGGCGCACGACCGTTATTGTTGTTACCAAAACGAACGCCTAGCTGGTCGGTTGGCTTGTAATATTCCATGTAGGCTTTGGATTTGCCGTCCGTATTACGAAACTTAAAGACGTGCTCCCACACCTCACCGTTCACGCGCACAATGATGTTATGAATGCGCTTAGTCAGCGCTTGCGGAAATGCAACGGCTAACCAGTTATGCCCCTCATCGACCGTGTAGGTCATCTTGGACACTTCGAACTGTTGAACCTCTACGGACGCGCTTTCCTGTGGCATAAGATCTATGGCTTCCATTAGCGTGTAGCGTAATTGGTTGCCAGCAACGCATTGGCTGTATTTCGGCAAGGTAACGCGCTTAGTTCCGGTATTGGTCACTAGCGCACGGCCTTTCGATGGCGCTGCTTTTCGACCTACATAGCCCTCAGTTTCAGCGCCCGCCAAAATGGAAGTGCGCTTAGTCGCTAACGTCAAATAGGACTCTTGCAAAGCACGGCTACTGATCGCTGCCACACGCTCAACAATCTTGGCCACAAACAAGCAAAGGTAGTCAACGAACTGCGAACCAATATGACGCGACCACCAGCTTGAGCCAGCAATCGCCTCGTTAAAGGTCTTTTTGATTTCTTCTAACTTACTCAAAACGTAATACCTCTTTCCAACGTTTGACCGTTCACAACGATCGTCAATTTGTAGGCATCGATACCGCTGACGTTTGGCTCTACGGCAATGCCGTGAACCACTGCGCCTTTCACGTCTATTGGGAGGGTTAATAGGATTGAGTTTTCGATAGCTGCTGCTGTGGTTTCGTTTACTGGTTCATGCTTGTATGCCCCTAATCTGTTGCCCCATTGCGGAGCGCCCCAAACTTGGCCTTGAGGTGTATCGAGCCATTCAGAGACACGCGCAACGATCGCGTGTTTCTCATCGGCTACTTTTACACCGTCAATATCGACCCGTAGTAAGTAATCAATTTCTTGGCTCATTTATCTACTCCATATCAGCGCTTTGACGCTGTAACGAACGGTCATCAAAGTTGAGAGGAATAGAGCCACTAGCCTTAGTGGATGACGCTGGCTTGTCTTTGCTTGAGCCACCGCTAGGCGCTGCAAAGATAGTGGTTGGTTTGGTTGCATCACTGCCGTTAACCGCGCGCCCAATGGCATCCAGTGAATGCTTGCTAAGTTCCACGGTTTGAGGCTTACCGCTCTCTTTGAGGTCTTTCATCGCTGCTTGTGCTTGCAGCTCGCTAACTCGCTCATTGCGTTGGATGGATGATTGAGTAGCGACCGTCTTATTCGAGGTGTTTTCGGTATCCACTTTCACCACGGATTGAGTGTCCGTTTTCTGCTTACTTAGCTCGGTATTGATGGATGATTCATGGCTGGCTGTGGTCACGCTGTTGGTTTGCGTGTTGTCTGCTGCCTTGGTTAGAGCGGCTACCGCCTCGGCCTCTTTGCGGCGTTTGATCTCCGCATCGACGGCGGCCACTTGCTCGGCTTTCTTTTCTGGCGAGTAGACTTGGCCAAGGTCGGGATGCTCGACCATACCGGACATATCCATGCCCGTTTCCTTGGCCACTTTCACACGTTTGTCCTGGCTATCTTGCTTTTCGCTTTTCACGGCAAGGTAAGCCTCTTTGTAGCTAATGCCTTGCTCGTTGGCCTTTTGCGCCACCTCCTGAGAGGTCACTTGATTTGAGTTTTTCGCATCAAGTTCGCGCATGGCTTTCTCATCACCGGACGCTTTAGCCGTGTGGTAGGCTTCGGCACTCTTAAGGTGTTCCTCTTTCTCTGGCTTGGCCTTTTTGTCGCCCTCAATCTCGCCGCCAAACAGCTTGTAAATACCCTTGGCTAGATCGCCAGAATCAAAGGTCAACGCTTCCTTAGCGCCATCAAAACCGAACGCGCCAAGCGCCGAGCCAAGCAAACCAGCACCGCCACTGACTAGACCACCCAAATCAAGCACGTTCGCCAATGCCATTGAGCTTTTCTGGCCAGTTGTCGCCTCTTGGCCATCTTTGAGGTTGAACGTCTCTTTCTGCTTGTCTTTGTCAGTGAATCCGCTAAACGCATCGTAGGCCATTAAGGCCGGAGCAAGGAAAGGGATCGCCTTGCCAGCAACAGAGCCGATTTTAGACATACCTTTAAAGGCAGCACCCGCCATCGATACGCCCTTGCTGGCCACGTTTGAGGCTTTGCTACCAATGCCTGACATAACCGATTTGATTCGGCCACGTTTGCCACCCGCTTTACGGCCAGCACGTCCACCAGCACGGCCACGGCGACGTTCAAACATATCGCCAGCTAGGTCTAATAGACCGCCTTGGCCATCATTCGCCGCCGCTTTGGTTGCTGAAATCAGATCATCAAGCTTATCCAGTACATCATCGAACTGGCGTTCGCGGTCAGCGCTGGATTCATGCAATACCTCAAGCATGTTTGCTCGGTAGGTTTGCTCTTTGGTGTTTTTGATCTCGCTAGCTGTGCTTATCCGGCTAGAATCGACCCCACCACGATTGACAGACACGTTACCCCTAGCACCATCACGGTTAGGTCGATCACTAGGCGTAATTTGCGTTGAATGGCTTGTCTCGAACGAATCTTTTGTCGCTGATAGTTGTTCATGGCTAATTGTCTCTATGGCTGTAACGGCCTGACTGTCTGCCTCGGGCGCTTTCTTGCCTCGGGTAAAGAGTCGGCCTAGTTTCGATTCTTTTAGCTTGTCTTTGGTTGAGGTGGCTTTTTCGGTCACATCATCCAGTGCGTCTTTAGCGTCTTGCCCTAAGTGGTAAAGCTCTTTAGCGGAGTAGAAGAACGAACCACCCGCCGCAGCGCCAGCCGCATCGGTCGCATCGTTTTCTTCCTGTAGGAACTCTTTCACGTTATTGATGGCCAGTTGCTTAAGGCTGGTGGCCACCTTGGCAAAAACGTTCTGGCTTTCCTTTTCCGTGTCGGTTTGCTTTTCAATCTGGCGCTCTAATGCCGTTTGCTGCGCGTTCTTGTAAGCCGATTGCTCTTGCTTACTCGCATAGCGGCCATCGGAGCGTCGAAGTTTGCCGTTAGCGTCTTCCCAATAGCCCTCAAACTCTGCCAGTGCGTCAGAGACGGCCTTTTCTAGCTTCTCTGGCACATCATCAAGTATTGAGGTATCCAAACGCTCAGAATTGGATTCTGGCGCTTCTACATTCACGACAACAGGCGCTTGTTTAACTGGTTCGCGCGCGACCTCGTTTTTCAGTGTGTCAGCAATAGGCGTAACGGCACTTACAGAGCTGTTTTGCTCGACCGCTTTAGCATCCGGTTTGGCCTGTGTCTCTGCTGGCTGACTAGGCGCAAATGACAGCTCAATTTCACCTGTTCGCTTGGTCTTGGTTGAGCTGGATTTAGGCGTTTCACTGGTTTGTGATTTTAATCCTTTTTGTGGATTGTTGCTCGGAATCGCAGAGACGTTAAAAGAGGCATTAGAAACACCCTTAGTCACCGCCTTTTCGATGCCTTTTGTATCTACAGCAAGGACAGCCTTTTTCTGGTTCGTTGGCAGCGTCTTACCATCGAGTTTACGACTAATCTCAGATAGCACGGCCAGCTCTCTGTCACTGGCTCGCTTCACTGCATCAACAACCAGCGATAGATCGACCTCTTGTTGATTTTTGTCCATTTTTCACCTTGTCTTGGAGCGCTTTATCTAGGCTTATGGCCATCGTTTGAGGCGTTTTGAATACCGCATCGATAGGTTGGCCACCGTAGATCGTTAAGTTCTCAATCAGTACGTTCCAACCAACGTAATCAAAACGTTGTAATGAAGTCGTTATTCCGAAAGGGTAAGAGCAACGTTCGAGTTGCTTCACCTCCTTGCTCGATAACTTTCTGGCATTGCGCAATGGTAGCGACTAGGTAATAGCGACCCTCATCGTACTTAGTGAGTAAGCCGTGACGCGCATTGCGTAGGCACTTTTCAACCTTGGCAAAGGCCACACGAAATTCCGTGTTGAGGTACATCGATTTCAATAGGTCGATTTTCCACACTAGAGCATCGTCTTGGTCTTTCGGTTGTTCTTCGAACGTTAGGCAGTAGGCCAGCTCAGTGAGCGCCATGCGGTTAGCTTGTTGCTTCCATTCAGCGCTGTCCGGTTCGTACTGGTCGCGCTCATTACGAATGTTCTCAAGTTGCTCCGCTTCGTAACCGGTTAGTGGTTTCACGTTCGCAAGGTATGGCTTGCCTTTCACGCTTAAGGTGATCTCTTGTTTTGGCAATCCATTGAGCGCTTTGGCCGATTCCATTAGCTCGCCCATATTGAGATCGAGATAGTGAGTTTCTTTGCAGTGCTCGCACTCATAACTAAATGGAATTGTGCCTAGCTCGCTGGTGGACATAAAAATCCACCACAACGCTGCACGGCGATCTTCACCAGTCCATAGGCCGCTATCACTCATAGGGCGCTTGCTGGTGTCTTGCATGTGGTTCAGATAGCGAGTTGTGTTGGCTTCCTCTTGGTACTCGTTGAGGTCGCAGAACAATAGAGCGTCTTCCACGGTTGGGACTCGAAACTCAATCACTTCTGAAATGTTACTTGGTAGTGGAAATGATGGAATGTGCATTACAGTACCTTGTTACCTACAGACATAAATTTTTGGAGAATGAGCGGGAATGACTGGATCTGGTTGCCGTTTTCGCGTGAAAACATCACGTTGCCAATCTTGGTAGGAAAGACTTGATAGCTCTTATAGAGTGACTTTTTGCCGTCCTCGTTGAGCGTAAAAATGTTGACCTTAAACACGTACTCTTTAGGGATGTTGAGTGTGCCGTCTTGGTTTCTGACTTTCTTGATTCGGTTTTCAAACCACTTGGAGATAGTCAGGTTTTGGTCATCACGAACCGTTAGCGTGATTTCGCCAACGCTGCTGTATGTAGGCAGCGCAATAGAGCCCGAACCGACTTGGAATGAATCCGCATCGATAGAGCCAGCACCAAAATCAATATCCTTTACGTAAATATCAAAGTCCGTTGGCGCGTCCGGCGAGTCGATTTCTACCGCCCATTGCCAGCCTTGTAGCCACGGCTTATTCATAAAGTTATTGGTCGCGCGTTTGGCGAGCTGCATGTATGGATTCATGGCCGCCTCGCTTAGAGCAACGATACTGGTGGAACAATGGCACGGTTCGCGCGCATTGAGTTTTCAATCTCGGCTTTACGTGCGGCTAAGTCAGGTTCGGCAGCAATATCGGTCACATCCAACTTGCCAGCGATGGCAATACGGCGTTGACGCTCTGCGTTCGGGATAGTGATCAGCAATTCCAGATAATCGCCAAGCAAGCTAATGCACGGCGTTGGAAGCTGGAACGAATCAAACGGCTCATTGAGTACGTTTTGCATGTACATCAATGTCAGTGGGAATGTTTCTACGCCCGTTAATTTCAGTTCAAGAACGTTGCCCCAAACCTCGCTACGCACATAACGGCCACGGTCATCTTTGACCACCAGCCTTGCAGCAAAGTCGGACGGTAATTCAAACTGATTGTTATCGGCTAAGTCGCTTTGGTAGATGCGGGTTTTAGTGGTAAATCCGGCAATCTCTTGGTACTTGGCCAGCGCTTTACGCAATAGGCTTAACAGCGCCTTTTCGTCGTCGTGTAGCAAGATAGGGAATCTCGCTTTCACGTCTTCGAGTAGTTCAATCGGTGTCATGGCCGCTCCGGTAGTGGCGGCGCATTTTGAGATAGGGGATAGGCTTGTTGAATCTTAACTCAAAGCGATAGGGCGCGCGATAGGCGATATTGAGTTACCAGATAAGCAAAAACCGCCAGCTAGGGCGGTTTTGAATCAAACTAACCCTTTAAAGTCTACGCGGTCTATTGCCCGTTTGGCGTAACCAAAAACGGCATTAGGCGATGAAGTGCAATCAAGATATTCAGGGACGTTGATTGCACGGTAACAGGCTACATCAAGAAAGTCGTATTCTTCGATTAGTCCGTACTCAGTTAGACGATTAAGCAAGTTGATAGTAGAGATAAGGTTAAGCCCTGTTTTCTTGCAAATATCCTCTGCATTGAGCCCGAAATACTTACCGTCCCGCAATCTGCCGTGAACCAGTTCTTGCAATAGATTCACTGCCAAAACTTTAAACGCTTTTCTTTTAAAGAAGCCAAACATAACCACTCCTTTCTTTGTTAAATCAAAACTTTATACACCCAATTTTCTACCCAATCCTCGATACAAACTTTGCTGTAGGTCACTGATTAAAATTTGAGAAAGGAGAAAATCTGCATCGTTTGGAGTCGTAGTTAAGGAAATGACCAAAATGAGAAACACAAACCGCGAACCTGTAAGCGTTGGCAGTATATTGAAAACAGAATTTCTCGACCCGTTATCGATCAGCGAAAGCAAGCTCGCTGGTGCGATTGGCATCGATAAAAGCGCTGTAGATGGCCTAATTAACGGAGAAATTACCATCACGCCGCTCATTGCGGCCAAGCTGGCCATTGCGCTAGGGACTACGCCCGATTTTTGGCTAAACATCCAACACGCTGTTGATGTTTGGCAAAGCAAGCGCGCAATTGAAACTATTCAGCAAAGCATTACACCGCTTGTAACTCCAAGATAGATAAGCGATTGACTCCTGCTATCCGTGTGCAATACTGGTTGCATTAAACATTTTCAAAAAGTTTCACGGCATGAGCAAAAAGATAGCGGGAGTCAGCATCCCACCAGCAAAACCCACTGATTTCATTAAAGTAGTAGAGCTAATCGACAAGCTAGACCCAATTAAATACGGGTTTGATAGTAGCGGTAACTACTTGCATTGGAATGACTTCCAGTACCGTTCAAAAGAGTTTAAAGGCGACCAAAAGGGCTACGCTTGGCATGCCCTAAAAATTAGACGTGGCCTTAACGACATTTCGCTTGTCGATGAAAAGGGCAATCCGTTCCAACTTAGTGCCGCCAGTCTCGACGCAAAGCTATACCAGATAGATAAACAGCTTAAACTAGAAGATTTACCGCTATCTGCGCATGAAAAAAAGATCCACCTAGTGAAAAGCGTGATCATGGAAGAAGCCATTAGCAGCGCCCAATTGGAGGGAGCAGCTACAACACGCAAAGTAGCCAAGGAAATGCTTGAAACGGAGCGTGAGCCTAAAGATGACTCCGAACGGATGATTATCAATAACTGGCGTTTGATCATGATGGCCGATGAACTTAAGGATGTAGAGCTCACACCGGAATTGATTAGCGGATTTAATGAAATAGCCACCAATGGCGTGTTAGAGAATGAGCACGTTGCTGGCCAATACAGAACGGATGCGGTCATGGTTAGAGACGTGGCCACTGGCGATATTGTTCACGAAGCGCCAGAACATGAGCACGTTTTGAAGCTCATCGAGCAACTATGTGACTTCGCCAACACCGACCATACCACCAGCACCAATTTTATTAACCCAATCGTTAAGGCTTGTATTCTGCACTTCATGATTGGCTACGTTCACCCATTCATGGACGGGAACGGGAGAACGGCTAGGGCGCTTTTCTACTGGTTCATCCTTAAGCATGGTTATGAGAACTTTAAGTACGTCTCGATCTCTGCACATCTTAAGAGCGCGCCAACCAAGTACGTTAGAAGCTACGTTTACACCGAAACGGACGACAACGACTTAACGCACTTTGTGGACTATCAGTTAACGGTGATCATCAATGCGATTGAGCGCTTTAACGAGTACATCAAATCTAAGATTGAAGATACGAGAGAGGTGCGCGAGCTACTTGATGACTCCAAGCTTAAGGGCGTTTTGAAGCCGCCGCATATTATGATTCTGACCAAGGGCATAGAAACAGCCGGACGTGTCTTTTCAGTTAAGGAAATTCAGTCTGACTTTGACGTGTCTCATACCTCTGCGCGCAAGTATCTTGAGAAGCTGGTGGAGCTGAAATTGCTGTTCAAATCAAAGGATGGCAACGAGAACACCTACATTGCACCAGCCGACTTGAAAGAGAGACTGACCAAAGCTTAAGAGCATCAAAAAAGCCGCCTAATTGGCGGCCTTTTTGTGGGGAATAGAATAGGTTGGTTTGGCGATTAGAAGTCTACCCAGTTGTATTGCAGCGTGATAGCTGGCTTAACCAGTGCCGCAGTATCTTCTGTTGATAGGTCGATCACGTCTGAACGCACCTTTACGTGCTCTAAGCGGAATCGATGTGACTTAGCACCCTTACCTTTAGTCGATTCAGGCGTAGACTCGATAACCACTGTGACCATTTTCTTGTCACGAACGATTTCACGCAGCATATCTAGCACTGTACCAGTGATAGTTTCTACGCACGTTACCGCGATTTCGCCTTTGTTCTCAAGCGCACCATTTTGGATGTAGCCCAAGCCCATTTGGCCAAAATCTTCTACGTCTGCACGACCCATTGCTGGAAACTGAGTAGAACGAACCAAAACGCTGATATTTGGGTATTCTTCGATTTTCATTTCGAACTCTGTACCCATCATCTTTTCGCCAGCTTGGACGTTCTTTGTGAATTTCTGTTTCAAGAAATTCATATCGCCTTTTGCGTTAAATGCTCCGGCCATAATTACACCTATTCTATTGGAAGTGGTTAGGAATCTGTGACTGATTAATCATTTGCTTAGGAGCGGCGGTAATAGTTACCGTGTTGTAAGCGAAGTTCCCGTCTCGCGTCTTAGGTGCGTTAATGTCATAACTCACCTCGCTAATTCGCATAGGTAGATTGAGCGCTTTGCCAATCTTGAATCTCGCATCACTTGGAACACGGCCACCAAGGCCATCGGAACTGACTGGAACAGTATTTTGCAGCTCGGGACTTATCATCTGAGCCAGGTATTTAATGGGATCATTAACCTCGGATTTGGCATTGGTGAACGCGACAAATTTAAGCGTTACGGTTATCTCTGGCGGTTCGTTCCCTTGCCAAACTTGCTGACTGTTCCATAGTGTTTTACTCGTCTTATCCGACACGGTTTGCGCGATTGAGGACGTTTTATCTAGGGCATTGATGTTACCCACGGAATCGCCCTCAAACGGCGCTTCCCATATCGCTCTAAAGGCAAGCTGACACTCATCAGTCATGTAACCAATGACCGTAACCTCTTGACCGCCTATGACTTGTGTAATGGCGCATTTATTGTGGATAGACACGCCATCATCATTAGGTACGCCGACAATTACAGCCATTGCTTACCCTTAATCGTCCATACCGCGAGAATCGCGCATGCGGTTAGACTTTTTGCGAGCTGCTTTAGCTGCTGAGCTGTGAGCTTTCGCGCGCGCTTTCTTAAGTGCTGCTTTTTGTGCTGCACTCATACGGCGCTTACGGCGATTCGTTTTGATGTAAGTCACCTTACCGTCACGGATCACTTTCTTAAGCGCTTCAAGCATCATGGATTCACGAACGGCGAACTCTGCGATCGCTTCGTCTGAGTCCACGTTGTCTAGGCCACGCTCTAGGGATTCAAAGATGCGATCTGCCGCTTCTGGATCTTCCAGTGCTTCTCGCATGTCGCCATCTTTAGGCTGGCCAACTTGAGCAATAAACTCACTAGCCGCTTCCTGTAGCGATTCGTATAGCGCTGCTTGGCCATCGGTTAGCTCGGTATCGTCATCGCCACCAGCCATGCCAAATAGCATTGCGTCTAGGTTGTCGATTGAGCTGTCACCACCGTTAACCCACTGAACACAAGCCGCTGCTGCGTCTTGGCGAGCCATGATGGTTGATGCACGGTTGATGGACTCAAGAAGTTGGTCTTCTGTTACAGACTCAAAAAATGCAGTTTCAGTTTGTTCCTGCTCGGCCACTTGTGGCATCACAAATGGGCGAGCAAGAACAGAACCCTCAGAAAACATTGATTTCATTCTATTCTTGCTCTTTGTTGATTAACGGATTAGTACAGGTTCACCAAGGATTCGACGTGCAGAGCCAGTTGGACAGAACGACCAAGTGACTTTCCAGTAATCGATTTCCACTTGCTTAACTTCCAGCGTCCAAGCGTTCTCGCCGTCTTGAGCTGGATTACGAGGTGTCACTAGCGCACCAACGGCTTCATAGCCCTCTAGGATGCTGGCCATACCGTCAGTTAGACCCTCAAGCGTTGCACCGTCAGGTTGGTGTTTTAGGCGATTACCTAGTGCGTAGAAGTCGCGTGAGATAGCGTCAGCAATAGACACGACTTGCTCAAAACGTAGGTAGTTTTCAGCCGCAGATGACGTTAGGGAGTCATCAACGAACAGGTTGCCGTTTTCGTCTGTGCCTAGTTTGTTTAGACGTGCCTTGTACATTTCTTGGTAGTTAGGCTCGCCAGCACCTTGGATTGGTTTTAGGCCAGTACGTTGGATAACAGCACGTTCAACACCCGCTGGTGTGTAGTGCCAACCGCCGACCGGAGAGGTCTTAGCAACGCCAAGCGCTTTAGCTGCAAAGCCGATGCCGGAGCCGCCCCATACCGCCATGTTGCCGTAGAAACGACACTTCGCTTGGTAAGGGATATGCACGAATGAAGCGCGATGGTTGTTGAAGTTCAGACCTTTTTTGAACTCCAATGCCGCTTCGTGCGTTAGGCGAGGATCAACATCGAAGTAGCCAGAAATGCGTTTGTCTTTACAGATTTGCGCAAGATCAGTGATCACCGCTGTTTCGTAGCAGCCCAAACCACAAACGTAGTTAAAGCTGTAAACGGTAGTGCGTAGTGCTTTCACTGCTTTCTGGTAGTCGTCAGCCGTAATTTCGCTAATATTGCCGTTGGTCGCGCCAGTGAATTTGGTTTTAGCAATTGCAGTAACTTCGCGTTTCGCTACTTCTGCATCGATGCGACAAGTTAGGTACTGCGAACGTTCTTCAAGAACAGTCTCGATAAACGCCGCGCTACCCATTTGGTCTACTGCTGTAGGCTCTAGGGATACAATCCATTCTTCTAGCACTACAGAGCCACCAGCCGCTTGTTCTTCCTCTAGGGTAAGAGTGAACATACCAGCGCCGTAAGTCGCTTCGTCTGCTTTCGCAAGCGTGATAGAACGGTTGTCTGATTGAGCACCGTCTTTGATAGCGAACGCTAAAAATTCGCTTTCTTCTAGCGATAGGTCAGCCGAGTAGTTGATCGCTTCGTTAGTGATAACTACATCGTCTGCTGGTTTAGTTAGCTTGATAGCTGGGTAAGTTGCCGTTTTTGGTACGACACGAACCACAAGGCCATTACCGCCGCGCAATGCTTCGTCAAGAACGCGCATGCCGTCAGCTAATTTGCCAAGGCTTGAGTGGTAAGGCTTACCTAGTTTGTCTAGGAAGTTAGCCGCCGTTACCGGAATAACTTCGAACGGCTTACCTTTTTGAGACACAATCACACCGCCAAACACTAGCTGGTTTGAGCCAGTGCCTTGCTTAGTTGTCGAGTCAGCGTTAATTGGCGCAACCGCAACTTGTGAGACGTTATCCATTGAAAATTCAATCTTACTCATGTTCAGTCTCTTTCAGCGTTAGATCCTGTGCTGCAAGCTGGCCGACAATTTCTTGCAAACCCGCTTGAGCAATACCTTTCACCGAAATCACGTTTTCTTGCGTCATCTCGGTTAGTTGCTCAACCGTTGTTACACCGTGGTTAGTCAGTGCTTTTTCAACGCTCGCGCTTAGCTCAAGTGCTGATAGCGCTGTGCCTTTGTCGCTGGTGGCTGTGTCTGGTTGTTTTTGAACTTCTGGTAAAACCGTTGGCTCAAGGCGAACCGAAACAAGGCCGTTTGGATAGGCCGCTTCCACTTCGTGTTTGAAGCGGTTCACGTTGAAAACTGAGAGAGGAAAATCTTTAGCCAGTGGTGGCATGACGCGACCCTGTACCGTGATTTCCTTTGGTGTGTGGTTGGTGATTAAAACGATCGTTTCTTTCATCGAATCCCCCAAGAGCGGCAGCCCGTAAGACTGCCGCTTACTTGCCTTATGCCGCTTCTGCTACAGGAGCTTCGTCGATAAGTTTCACACGGTAGAAGTAGTTCTCACCGTCGAATGGATGGATCTCGCCGTAGGCCAATTCGTATAGCGTGTTAGACGCTACTAGACCTTTGCCGATTGGATGTGTGTACATGGTTGCTGCGATCGCATCACCCGCTACGTAACCGGCTTCTGAGTGAGAAGAACCGCGACCGTAACAAAGCATGTCGTTCGTACCGATAACGACTGGACACTCGAACACTTTCCACATACCGAACAATTTACCCGCGTAGTGGATAGCGTTTTTCTGTTGGTAGTTAGCCGGAGCAACGAAATATGGAGCACCTAGTGACTTAAGGATTGTTGACGCGCCAGTACCAGCAAAGATACCTGTCATGCCAGTTGTGCGAGTCGCTTGTAGGATCTTCGTAGAAACGTTTAGAAGAACTTCGTTTAGACGTTCACGATGTAGACGCCAATCTTCACCAGCCGCTACATAGATATTGAATGTTTCTTCGCGTGTACATGCGAAGTCCATATCTACTAGGTGGCGAGTAGACTTCTCAGATGCCAATGTGTTGCGCATGTGGCTCATTTGAAGCGATTTCAGATCTTGGCCAAACTCACGTTGCATTGCGAACATCGCTTGGATTGTTGCGTCTGCTGCGATTGCGTTTTGACGTGGGCGAAGAATGCGAGAATCCATATCGTGATCGATAGTTGGGATCAGGTCTGGACGTTTCTCGATGTCTACTTCGAACTCGATGTGTAGAACAGTTTCGGCTGGAAGTGCTGATGTTGGGTTAACAGTCACTTTGCCTTTCGCATGGTCAATCTGACAGTTGATAACTACACCGTTGTGAGTACCAGTCATGATTGCGCCGCCGTTGCTGTCTAGGTCGCGCGCCACACGTTTGTGGTTTACGAATAGAGAAACGGAAGTCTTAGTGAATGGGATTTCAAACTTGGTGTGTTTTAGGTCAGTCTTAGAGTCAAAGACGTGAGTTGTCTTAGAACCGTCAGGCTGTTGTTCGTCTGCGAACTTGTAACGTTGACGCATTGATGAGTATTGGCCAACCGTTGCTTGGTCGATCTCAGTACCCGCTGCGAAGTCACCGAAGTTTGAACCAGTGCGGCGGTACACTTTGAAGATCTCAACTTCGTTAGCACCCGCAGGGATCATCGTTACAGCGTCAAGTGTTGCTGTTTCAAGAAGAACAGGAAGCACTAGGCCAACCATCTTCGCACGGATTTCAACACCCTCAGATGTTGATAGAGATTGACCGATAGACTCAAGCATCATTGCGCCTGTTGAGCCGTCACGTTTAGCACCCTCTAGTGTCATCATGTTACGCATAGTTGCGTGAGCAGATGCCATTAGTTCGTCGCTAGGTAGGTGGCCGTAAGTCTTCTCGTACTCACGTACCGCAGATTGCATACCAGATACGATACCAACCGCTGTTTCTTGAGACACAGACTCGAACATAGGCTCATTCGCAATAGCTGACAAAATAGCCGCGCCACGAGAATTGTCGTCAGTTAGAAACATGCCTGTTTGCGCATCGAATTGGGATTCGATACACAGATTACGCATTGCTTGAGCGCCTAAATGGATCGCCTCAATGCGTTTGTTGAAGTTAGAACGCTTATCCATGTAAATAAACCTTAGTTATTTATTGAGTGTGTTCGGAATCATTAAGCCGCAGAAAAAGCGGTAAAAATTCGCTCAATTTCGGATAGTAATTAAGATTTATTGCGAAAAAAACAGGGCAAAAATGGCGTTTAACTTATTGTTATCTAATGGTTTTGTGTCTTTTTGTGTGTCTTTGTGGGAATGGTAACGAAAGGGTATTTCTATATCTTTGATTGTGTGTTTTTGGAGAGGTAAAAGGGGATAGGAAAGGACAGCTAAAAAAATTTTAAAAAATTTTTAGCCGTTATAGCGTTCCAGCCAAAAAGCCGAACACATTGCTTAGCAGCTCTTGTGTGTCAGTTTCCAAGCTAGGAAGCTGTACACCGTAGAAAACCGCTAAAAAGTCACGAACGATGAGCTGATAAACGACCACCAGCGCAATGCTCCACATCATTGCTGAGCGTCCAGTGCGTACCAGCGTGTTAGAGCTGGCTGCCTCAAGTTCTGCCAGTTTGTAGGCAAACTCTTTGCGTTCTTCGTCGCTGGTAAACACGCGATCTCCAAACTCGGCCAGTTCGTGAATAATGCCGCCCACTTTATCGCTGGTGGCACTCTTAAATAGACCTTTAGTAAACACTTTTGCTAGTCCCATATTTAGCCCTCTTTGATGTGTTCTGCGAACGCTTCTGCCAGTACCACGGCGAGCTGTTCACGTAGTTCTAAGCCCTTTTGCAACGATTCATCGTTAGACAAAAAGAACGGCTCTAAAATCACGGCTGGCATCTTGGTTTTCATCAAGAAACGCCAACCGCGAGTATCAGTACCAGTGTTCGAGATAGGCTTAAGGCCACGGTCACGCTGTCCGATAAGTCCAGCCACCGCTTTTTGTAGGCACTGCGCGAGCGCTTGGCTCTTGGCGGATTTGTGCCAGTACAATGTCTCTGAGCCTTGAACGTCCTTATTGGCCACGCTGTTACAATGTAACTCGATGGCGTAGTTAGCGCCCGAACCGTTCACGTCATCGATCATGCGTGAGTAGGTATCTCGGTACATGATCACTGGAAGAATGTCGCGCTTATGCAGTTCGGCAGCCAATAAGCTGGCTAGGGGATGATTGTATGCGTACTCATTCATTCCGAATGTTTCATTGTGCGCGCCACCATCTTTAAAACTATGGCCAACGATAATACAGACTTTTTTCATTTTTCAGATTTCCAAACTAAATATAACTAATTAATAGTTAAGTGTTGACTGTGTTCGGAATAGGAAATATATTATTTGCGTCTACTCGTTCTCCCAAGCGAGTGATGCCAACTGACGTTGAGATACTTCAATTTACTTCGACTGACAGCCTGACATTAGCTTCCAGTTTCGCCGCGACTCACTTACCTCGCGGCTTTTTTTGCCTGTCGCATAGAAAAAACCAGCGCGAACGCTGGCTTTACTTGGATTATGGTCGGTTGTGAACGGGCTCTATCTTGTTTGATTTAAAGTAATCAATAACAGGATTCACTCGATACGGCTCTACATGGAAGCTGGCTACTACCTGATCTTTGCGCATCAAGTAAAACTGATTTCCGTTGTATCGTACCGCATCAAATATCACGTTCATCCGGCATCCATCGTACATGTACTCGCCATCGACGCTAAGGCTTTTGCGTATCACAAAGGATAGGCGCGCCTTGGTCGCTTTAAGCTCATTACGGACTTTAACTAAGTTAATCGCCAGTACGATAAGGAGCGACAATAATCCGCATAGTTGGTATGCGTTAAGGTTAATTGAATAGCTCATATTGTTATTTTTTATGTACGAATAGGAAATTTGTAAAATACGGAAACATTCTACAGTGTAAACACCTCTGCTGTCGCGTCTTTGATGCTCGGTTTTTTCGTCTGGTTGCTGCAAATGGTAAACGAAATCGCCTTAGTGAAGTAGTCCAGCGCCAAGGTGCGTTCCTCTTTCGACGCAATGATCATTGCCTCAATCACCTTGCTTGAGCTGGCCACGCCACCAGCAAGCGGAGTCATTACCTCGTTTAGTGCATCGGCCTTGTTGGCCAGTTCTGGCGGTAAGACTGGCGGCGGCAAGGTTGCACCTCCACCCGTACCACTTTCGCCCGTTGGTGGCGCTGGTGGCGTCAATGCGCTGTTGATTTGCGCCATTAGGGACACGGCCTCATCAACATGGCCAGAAATACCGTTGATCACTGCCTCAAGCGCTTTCAGTTCTTCCTTGCTGGTAATTGGCAAGATACTCGGAGCGGGTACGTTGTCCTCTGTACCATCTACCTTGCGCTTAATGTTCACACCAATAGACACTTGCTCTAGGTCGGTTGGGTCGGTGATCAACACTAGGTGCTCATTCCATTGCGTTAACGTGGCCACGGTTGCGCTCACTGAGACATTTAAGCCCTTAAGCGTTGCGACTAGCTTTGATGCGCCTTGGTAGTCCTCAATATCCTCGCTCACGCAGCCTGATAGCTTCTCTGACAAACTTTCACACTTCACCTTAAGGGATTTACCTCGGGTAAGGTTCTCCGCTTCCTTAAGGCCGCCTACGTCTAAAAACTGGCGAAACTGCTCGATTTGCTCTTGTGTGTCTAACATCAAATTGCCTCAATCAATCGTCATTAAGTCGTTACCGTTCACCAGCGTAGCGCCACACCCAAGGGCATCGCCTACTACTGCGACCGGAACGCCATTAACAGTAAGTTTTGAACTACCAGTAATAACGCCAACGTGCGGCGGGTTATCTGGTTTTACGTGCATGACGGATATATCACCCGTCCCTAAAACGTTGACTCCATTCACGGTCAGTAGTGGTTGGCCAGTAACAAAAACACCTGGACTAAAGCCACCATGACCACTATCCACACTCCCTACAATTCCTACGGCTGGCATGGCGCACTACCCTAATGTAAATGGAGCTGCGGCAGCCTTAACAGCGAACTGGCCACCAGCATCGATATTGACGTTACCACTCGCTTTAATGGTCACTTCATTGCCCTCTAGGTTGGCTTTACCGGAGGCTTTTACGGTTGCATTACCACCCGCTTCGATGTTCGCATCGCCTTTCACTTTGATAGTTAGTGCGCCTCCAACTTGCTCCAATGTGTTCCCTGTTGAGCTGCGAAACGCATTGCCCTCGACGTGGATAACACATTGGCCATCTGGCGTAATTTCAATGGCCGTGCCGCTTTGGGTATGCGTAACTGAGTAGCCGCCTTGATGCGTGATGAGCTCGCGCAAACCAAATCGCACAAAGAGCGCATCTTTGCGGTCATAGGCTGGTGGCTCGGGTTCACCCTCGGCTCGTTTAGGCTGATAGGCTTCGCCGTTCACCTCGCTTGGTAGGTACGATTCGTAGTTAGGCGCGTAGTAAAGCGATCCGGTAATACGGGGATAACGGGTATCGCCATTGCGAGGAAAATCCACCCAAACCAGATCGCCTTTTTCCACTGGCACGACTTGGCCACAACTCGGTTTTGCACCTAATGGCAGTAGAAACTCGGCAAAGGGGAGATCTTTATCGGGGATAGCATCCCAATAGCCAAGCAAGCGAACCGATACCATGTACAAGCCTTTCGGATGGACAGGATTAACCACCTCGGCCTGATAGCTACCAAACAAGCGGTTAGTGACGTTGGTGCGTGTTCTGTTCTCTGACGAATCGCTCATAGGTTTCGCACTCCTAACTCGATACGACACTGATACCGGTTCCCACGTTGGCAATGGGCGACACGGTTCATGATTTGTTTCTCTGGCATGGACTCATCCAGCTCGGTAGCGGGTAGCCGTTTATGGAATAGCACTGAGCACACCGAAAGAGGCGTAAAGGCGGTATTTCCGGTAAGTTCCACATCCAAAATAGGGATGATGGCCATGTGTTGATTATTCAGCGCCTTGGCTTGTGGAACGCTAACCATAACCATAGCGCCCGAACGTTTACCGCCTTGGAAGCCCTCGACGGTATCCCAAGAGGCATAGTTACGGTTAAGAACGCGCTCAAACAGGGCTTCCTCTCCGATAATGGAGTAGTTCGCAATGCTGTGCTCTGCTTCCTCTGGATTCGACTGTTCCAGCTTGAATTGCTCGCTCATATCCATGTTCTTGAGCGACTTAAAGTGCATAACACCACGGCAGATAAACGCTGCTGAACCGTAATCTCTGGCCATTGTTCGAATTAAGCGAGACTTAGTGCCACCAGCGTTTAAATGGTACGTAGCGCCACGCTCAAAGCTGTCACATTCGATTTTTAGGTCGGGTAATAGCTCGGCCAGAATGTCTCTAGGCTGCATTTCGACAAAGAATCGAGGCGTTGTGACTGGCTCTTTAAGTAGGTGCGCGTCCTTTTGGAACGCTTGAACCGTTAGCATGCCGTCAGCGCTGGTGGACTTGGCCACAATGAATTTTTCAATCCAAACCTGATCGCCTCGTTCGTTCACATCGGCCATCGTGACCTCGATCTCTGAACCGCGCTTAATCCCGTAGTCATCCCGATAAACGGCAGCCTGATCCATGATTTCCATTACCAGCTTATTGCCGTCCATCGAAGCGCACTCAATGTAGGTAAACGAATGTACGTCCTCGATGGTGATGTCATTTCCGTTGGTGACAACTTTTTGGGCGAGAAAGTATTCTTTGTTACTCAATGACTCGACCTCCCACGCCAATCGCGCCCTGACGGACAGTAATCGACTCGGCCTCATAAACCTCTGCAATCACTTCAAAAGAGATTGAGGAAGCAAACAGGCGAGTATTTTCATGGTCTACTTCGGCGGGTTCGGTCATCGCATCTTTACGGCCACGGATCTCGATGCTGATTTCCATTTCAGTACCCGCGAGCATGGTTTTCGCTCTGAATACGTGCTTACGCTTGCCCTTGGTATGACGTAACCAAACCATTAAACCTAGCGCTAGGCGGCTAAGGGTAGACTGGTTCCAAGCTAGGGCATTAATGCGGTAGGTAAGCGCGACAAAGGACTTATTAACCACGGCATAAGGCTGGCCTTGCTCATTGGCCAGTTCGCCATAGTCAGCAATATCGACGTACTCCGCGCCATCAACAAACCCAATCACCGGATCGCGCGTGATATAGCAAACAGGCACAAGCTCATTGCGGTTCGCTTTCACCTTGTCGCCTAACTTGGCCGTTAACTTAGATAGGAATGACACTGGATCGGTAAAGTTGCCGTAATAAATCTTTCTCGACTTATCACGGCCAACAAAGCGAGAAAACTCACTGTTCTCTCGCCGTTTAGTGTCAGTCACAACTAAGGAATCAAGCACGTTCTGGAAAAAGGCTGCCACCGCACGGTCAATATCGGTTAACTCTGTGTGTTCCACCTTGCCATCGAATGTCACTACATCGCATGGGATTTCAAAGAACGCATCGTCCAGTTGCATGATTAGTCCTCCAAATCGTCCAGCTCGTAATACTTACGGCCTTTCACGATAGTGATGCACTTATCGCTTCGGTGTAAGGTCACATCGAACTTGTGGAAGTTGCTCGTTAGGATAGGGAGGTAAGCTGATACAGGCTCATTGCGCTGGTAGCCGTCTCGCGTTTTGCGGCCTTTACCGGATCGGTTGCCCTCATTGATTTGAATGACCGCGCAATCAAAATCAATCTTGGCCATGTCTGCGATCGCTGCGTCTAGGTCTTTGTGCATGTTAAGCACGTTCGCGCATAACATGACGCAAAAACGGCGTTTTGAGCTATCAATTTCGGCAATATTGTTTACTACGCCTTTCGCTTTCGAGTTCGGGTCATAGTGAGTGACCGTCATAATCTGCTTGTGGTAGTTAGTGAGGTATTCTTCTGTTAGGTCGGGAAACTTACCGCAACCAAAGTTAAGAATGTTTTTCGCGTATGACCAGTTAGGTGCAAGTCTGCTAAGGCACTTGGCACTGGCTGGCACTTGCTTTCGGCTAGTCTGTAATGTCATGCACACTCCAAAATTGGAGTGGCGCTTTAAGGATGGGTTGGAATAGGGCTGATATTAGCGTTAAAGCTCGATCACTTCACCGTCTTGTAAGTTTTCTTCCGGTTCTGGTAAGAAATCCTCCACTGGCTCGGGTTCTGACTCAATTGAACTATCCGGCAATTCCGGTAAGTTCGCTGGTGGCTGATTAAAATCACGCATTGGTATGCAGATATAGATCACGCCCACGTTCGCCGTGCCATAGCCAACGGCCTTATGTACGTACCACCACACGGTTCGTAATCCCTCGGCAGTTTCTTCATCCCATTCCAGCACACTACCGATAGGAACATGGTGCGAAGCAATACGCAGCATTAGCGGCTCTAAGGACTCGCCAAGGTTTTCGTCGCCATCGTCCATCATGAAAAAGTTCTCTTGCTCATCTGGACAATCCAACAAAGCCACCAGCTCCGGATCGCTATAAGTGAGCGTGTCTTGGTTGGTTTCGAGCTCTAACACTGACTCGTTTTGGTAATTATCATCCGTTGGTGCGGATTCTGGCTCTACAGGACGATACAGGGACGCTTCAAAGTGATCAGGTGATAGTTTGATAGCCTTAATCCAATCTTCCCTTAAAACGCGATTAAAGGGCTCATGGCCTTGGTATCGAACCTTTCTTGCTACAGGTTTAACTACGTCACTCACTTGATGATTCTCTCTAATTTGCTTGGTGTTACGTTCATCAATTTTGCGAAGTCGGCCAGCGCTTCACCCTTAGTCTTTCCTTGCAGTTTGTAGCCGTCATGGAAGTTCTGGAAGCCGACCTTAATCATATCGATATAACCTTTCTTCTCGTTGGACTCCTTACGCAGTTTGCGCGCTTGGCGCTTGATGGTTTCGCTTTCCCGTTTCTGTTTGGCGATCTGTTTTTCCATTGCTTTCTGAGCGCGTAGATATTTCGCGTGTTCGCGCGTAGCGGCGGCCTTATCCACCACCGTTTTACGGTTGCGAGCGGCGGCTTTCTTCTCGCGTTCGTTGAGCAAGTACGTCTTGTTATCTGAGCCAAAACCAACACGGCGCGCTTGCTGCTTCATTTGGTTGGCCAAGATGCGTTGCCATGCCAGCGATTGCAGCATGGTTGTTGCCTTAAGAACGTGTTTACATGCCACACCGGACAATTCAGGGTTTCGGATTTTCGGGAAAGCAAACTCTTTAGGCGGCGCTATGCAGTAGTTACCCATAGTGGCCAAGTATCGATACCAATACTGGTGACGGCCACAGTCGCAATCAAAGGAAATACGGCCAGCACACGCCAGTTGCACCGCTTGGTTGTAATCCCCGTTAGGCGGTTCGTGTAGTAGTTCATCCCACTGCTCAAAACGCACCTTTACTCGGTGTTCCTCATGTTTCGATACGCTTGAGGCTCGAACACGAATCAGCGCGATATTGTTCTTAATACCGAACATCGTGGCCTTGTGAATGCCTGTACCGTCATCGACACGGTTGTTTGCACGGTCTACGTCGATTTGACGCGAGTTCTTCACCAAAAAGGCGTAGGTGATACCCGCTGTCTTGCTGTCATAGACCTCTTTGTGTCGCTGGCGAGCCTTGTCGAACTTGATCAGGTCTTCTTTGGTAAATCGTTGCCCTTTAGCCTTTTCGCCTAGCGCCTTTAACGCCTTGTTGGTTGGTTTGGTCAGCGTTGAGGCGGTCAGCGTTCGCTTGGCATTGCGGCGGTTTTTCTTTTGCGCCTGTTCAATCTTGTTGAATAGCTGGTTGAACTGCTTTTCATTGAGGCCAAGGCTGGCAAATGAGCCGTTATCCCGTTTTTCCGCTTCAAACTTCTTCGGCATAGGTTACAGCCCCATTTCGTCCATGAATTGACGCATAGAGCGGCGCACCCACGCTGCTGGTGGCAGTTTGATAGTTTGGCCAACGGGTAGCGGATTCATTGGGTCATCTACGTCACAAACCAGACTCACTAGCCAATCAAGCTCAACCGTGCCATAGGCGCGATAAGAGGCCAGATCGGCACGGTAGGTTTCATCAAGTCGAATGGTGTACTCAAACAGCTCGGTATTGCCCGAACGGTTGACGTATTCCATGACTTTCGCAAAGAAATGCGCCCGTAGAATATCGTCCTCGATGTTCTCTGCTGAGAGGCGGGATAACTTACTCATGATCACCTCCCATACGATACTTACCGTCTGCGATTAGCCCCGTTTTGGCCTTAAACAGTCCAAACGCGCGCGAGGCCATTTCCGGCTCTTTCTTGGGCTTGCGTAACATGCCAAACAAGCTCTTAAGCGTTACCGTGTCGTTAAGGTTGTCTTGTGTGGCCGCATAGACCACAAACATGAGCGCGTAGGTATCAGGGCGCAGTTCTGACCAGTCGATGTTGTACATTGGCTTGCCATCTGTTCCCCGTACTTCTTCCACGATGGACGGCGACACTTCATAGCGGCCACCAGCATTAGGCGGGTAGGTGATAGCATTTAGGGATGAGAGATAGTTATAGGCTTCCATTGCCGACACAATGATCGGTCTGCCTTTTGCGTCCAGCTCGGATAAGCGAACGGCGCGCCCATACTTCGCAAAATAGGGCGTAACCTCGTCCACCAGCACAATAAAACCGCCTTTTTTGAGCTTTTCTAGCTTCTTAGGCAAGGTAAGTTTGAGGCTCATTAAAGAGCGCTCTAATTGCTGGCATTCGATGATATGGAGTTGGCCATCATCCACACCAGCAAGCATAAGCCGTGGCTGGCCGGATGATAGAGTGAGTACAGCTATGCGCTTTCGTGCCATGTTGTGACCTCTAAGCGCGCTTTTTAAGATGGGGAATCTTGGTCAGTTTAACACCATTAACCAAGCTTTTGAGCCTCGTTAATGGTGTTTATGTTAATTAATGTTCGGAATGCTTAGGATAAATATTTTCCAGTAGTTCAAGCGGCAATCCCGCCAGCTTATAGACCTTAAACAACAGCTCTATCTCTGTACCGTTGTAGATCTTCCATTGCGCCTTACCGCCGTATTTCCCTTTCGCATGGAGCGGTATCATATCTGGATACTGAGCACGCTTATCCGCTTCCAGTAGCGTGTCGTGGTGATAACAACACAAGGGTAATACATACGCATGCGCCCGTTCACCAACACGGCCAAACACATGATGTAAGGAAATCACCGGATTCTCTCGGCCATGCAGCCAACACGCAATACATGGTAAGCGGCCAATGGCATCCATGATGCGCCTTTCCTCTGCTGTTGGCGTTCGGCCTTTCAATCCCTTACTGGCGATCTTTTTGGTTGGTTTCTTCACTACAGGCTTTGCCTTTTGGCGCTCGATGCGCTGTTGCTGTTTGTCACGCTGCTTTTTCTGGTATTCGGGATCATTTAAGCGCTCGATTTGGCGCTGACGCTGACGTTCTTGCTGCTGTAATTGCTTTTTGAAGCGCTTCTCCCGTTCCTCGGGATCATTCATCTTGGCGATTTGCTTTGCGCGCGCCCGTTCCATTGATTGTTTTTGCTTCTCTCGTTGTCTTTGAAGTTTCTCTGCTATTGTCAAAGCCATTAAAAACACCTACTATTCGCTTTGCTCATGTTTCACATTTGCTGGTGGAACACGAAAAGGCTGGTAACTCGAATTTTTGCTGATTCGAACTGTTTGCTAAGGCCAGCCGCAAAAAAACCGCGTTTATTCGCGGTTTTTTTGTACCTATCAAAAGTAACTCTCAATCAAAACCCGATGGCATGGTTTGCCCTCATCGTTGCGAAGTCTCTGCCCTAAAGTGACGATCTTCATCAACTTGCCCTCATAGTCCCAAGGCTGGTTTCGAGTTAAGCACTCTTTGGCTCGTTTAAGTGCTGGCGAGCCAACTAAGAGATAAACGGCCTTTCTAGGTTTCATGCAGCGTCCTCCGTAGCAATGCTTGAGGAAGTGATCATTGATAGCGAACGTTCGGCAAACTTAAGCTCTGCTTTACGCATATCAATGTCGCGCTCTACATGCAGTGTGAAGTTGTCACAGAACACGCCTTTCTCTTTCTGGTGCGCGTTCAGCTTCTCTTTAAGTTGAGTGATTTCTTGATTGAGTTTTTCAATGTACGACTTGAAGTAGGTCTCGCTGCCGATTTCCAGCATCACCGATGCAGGACAGCGAATGATAGACAGGTCGCGGCACGTAGATTCGTTGCGTAAAAGGTCAAGAACGCGCTCACCATCTTGAGTTAGTGTGTAATTCTTGCGGTCTGGTTTGCCGTCTTGAGCTTCCAGTTCGTGTGATACTAAGCCCTTTTCAGCCATGCGATTTAGTTCGCGGTACACTTGCTGGTGGCTGGCTTGCCATGCGCCAGATTCAGGCATGGATTTGTTTGTTAAGTCGTAACCAGTTTGTGTTTTTTGCTCAAGAATTGATAGAAGTAGATTACCCAAAGTCATAGTTAGTTACCTTTTGTTATTGTTGCCAAATTTCACCTGAGTCCTCGTCAATAAATCCATGACATAGGTACTCTCTACTTGTTGAGTAATGCGTAAGTCTTCCCTTTAACGCTTTTTTGTTGCGGTTATGCCAGTGCTCGTATCCGGCAGTAAACGCATATTGGTTATTGTTGTAATCTGCATAATGCAGATCTGAGCCATTGCGAGCCTCACTTACTCCCGCCGACCAGCTTGCTAGAAAATCGTCACGCTCATTGAGTTTGATGGCTTGTCGCTCATCATCATGCACCCCAAGTAGCGTGATAATTCCTAGCCCTTGCATGCGGTCAATGACGGTCGTATCGAAATAGCCGATGTAGATTTCATCGTGTGGGATAAATTCTACTTGTGGTGGCATTTCGTAGACCGTGCCATCTAGCGGTAGAGCTTCCATAAGCTCTATGAGTAGGCTCAACTGGTTTTTTGGAATTGCCATTGGCCAGCGCCTTGTCTAGTTGTTTAACCACATCAGCGCACATGGAAAAGCGAGGCATTTCATTTCGTATCGCTTTTTCGTCTGCGCCCTCAATAAAGGCTTTCGCCTCATCTGCACTCCCTAACACCCAACTCACACATACGTTCGCTACCGCGCCAGCGTTGCGGCTAATGGCCATCGATACTGTTGCTCCGTGGTTAGACAGGACAATAGTGCCTTTGCTGGTATTGAACTTTTTTATGGTCATTGGTCGATAATTTATGAACCGTGTTCGGAATGTTGGAAAAAAGACTACCACAACAAATTTTGGATATGCAACCACTAATTTGCACCTTAACATCAAAATTTTATAGCTCGATAAAAATTTGCGTGTTCGGAATAAAAAGGTGTTGCCATAATCCAAAAATGGGATTAGATTACGCCCCAAGCAAACAGTCGGAGCAGTTTAAGAAATGAATCTAATTCACGGATTTTGCAGCACTAACCCACTAATTAACCCTGATATGGTGCTAATGCAGAGAGGCACATACGCCCACCAGCTAAAGCGACTTTTCACTGACAGCAAACTACGTGTTGGCCATCTTTACGAAATGAGAACGACAGCAAGTAGCAGCGAAAAATACTGGGAATCATTGGCCGCCTATTTTGATGAAATCACTTTTAAAGCCAAACAAAGTTATACAGAAAGTGATTCTCAGTATCACTTTTTAACTTACTTATCCGATGCGGTTTATTTGATAGAGAAAAAGGGCATTGATTGGGATGTGCTTATTCACTCTTTGATTTTGGATAGCGACCAAACGCAAGAAACCCAAGATCAACAGCTACGCAATATCAGCCACCTTTTGAAAATGACACAGCAATACGCAGAGCAGTTTTAACGATGGTGACGATCTACCCATTAGACGAATTTATTAAAGCGAATTTCCGAAGCAATTCGGAGTTTGCCAGGATTCACGGCGTTGTCTTAAACACGGTTTACAAGATGAACGCCAATGGCGTCCATGCCAGCGGTGACAGAAACAATTACACCCTTTGGTATGGCAAGAAACACGGCAGTGAACAACAGCAATTGTTCTAGTTCCACCAGCAATTAAGAAACATCAAGAGACAGAGAGCATGTTGAATATGACTTTATTCGAACTGATCACCCCTAGCGACCCATACACGTTCTACGCGCCTAACTTAGAAGTGGCAGCGGTCGTCGCTTACTCACTATCAAGCCATTACGGCGCTGTTTCAGTCGATAATCCAGAAGAACGCTCACCGATCCTTTTAGGTTGGGGAGAATGGTTTGAAGAACGAAACATCGATGGCGAGTGGATGAAAGCAAACCATCTTGTTTTGGCCGATGCCTTTGATTCGTTAGTGATTGGCAAGCCGGAGAAACGCGCACAGTTCGACGCGACATTGGCCGCACTATCTGACAGCCAGAAAGAGGCATTCAAGCGCGAACACAACGACAAGAAGCGCTCAAGCTTGAACAATATTGCCAGCGTTGCTTACGAGTACGCAGCGAAGTGCCGAGAACTGCATAAACGAGAACAGGGTAAAGCTAATGCTATTTGAGAAACTAAGTAAGGGCGATGTGGTTTTTGTTAGACGTACCGTTAATGTCAGCTCCGGTTGGTGTACTCGAACACTAGGCACATTCTTTATCCCTGCCGAGGTTACAGCGGTTACTAAGGCACGTTTTAAGGCAATGGTACTACGGGACGTTTTAAGCCCTATTGAAATGACGTTTAGACGCGATGATGGCGTAGAACATCGAAGCGGTAGCCAACGCCTAATCGCATTCAAGCTAGGCCAAAACACGCAAGATGGCGTTGTCACTGACCAGCTTAAAGAATGGCAAGAATGCTGCAAATTGGCTCGGGATATTCGTGACGTTCGCCACCTAGTGAACGTTAACGATATTGACCCTATGCAGATGACCCAAGCGCTATGTGATGAAGTGTTGGCGGTGATTGCCAAGCTACCACGAAAAGAAAACGGCTATTAACTTTCCATTGGCTGCCAGTTCGCTGGTGGCCATCCCTATCCTGATTTATGGCCACTTTAGATGAGCGCCAACGGATAGATGCAGTTATAAGCTGTGGTGTATTATGTACACCCTAACTACCCAAAAGATATACAGAAAATGACTTTCTTCAAAACCAAACTTGCTTCGATTTTATTGTTAGCACCAGCTTTGGCTATGGCTAAGACTGACGTTATCGATATACCCGCAGAACAGAACAGTCCGCGGCATTACAGTTGGAAGATAGATGAGGATACGACATTAACTCTACTTCGATACTGTGACCCTAAATGGGACAAGAATGATTTTTTCGTTTTTTACAAGGAAAGCTACTGCAACAACCGCGTCTATGTTCATAGCACTATGGCAGATGCCGCAAAAACGCGCTTTGGTAATAGCTATGCCGTTACGATTAGCTATGGAGAAACGAGTGTCAGGTCTGAAATTTATTTGAGTACGCCTAGCCATAGTTCTATGGATATGTTTGCTCGCTCGCTATCTCAGGAGTCCGACCCTGTTGTTAAGGTGAGTGGGTATGGTCAAATATCCGATGACAAGCTAATTAAACTGGATGGTCTTAAACGCGTTAAAGTTCCAAAAGGTCTGATTGATAGCGACCCAACATATTCAATTGTTAAGTCCGTTCGTTTGATTGGATACCGTGATGCCTACAACGCTATTCATAATGGCGCTAAAGCCGAGTTCGATGCCAAGTATGATGAGCAGAACCTAAGCAATGCACTAATGCTGCTTATGAGTGTCATAGTGGCTCTTGGTGGAAGTTATGTGACTTGGAAGTACGTGTTAAAGCCAAGTGCGAATAAGCTAAGTGAAAAGAGCAAAGAAGTGGCTGATAAGCTTGAGAAAAGCAAGGTTAGGAGGATTGCCAAAGAAGAAGCGATTCGACAGACCGTTCGTACCACAATCGAAAACGACAATGCTGCGATTACTGCACTAAAGGCTCAGATTAAAGAAGCTCTTGATAACAATGACGCTAAGACAGCAAAAATTCTGATGGAAGCGTTAGATAGGATGGAAAACAGTTAACCATTAAACCACCAGCACCAGATAAGGAACAGAGCAATGATCATTAACTACGCCTTAAGTACCGTGCCGTTTGATGATGATATGGAATCGTGTGTAAGCACTATGACGGCAAGTGTGTTTATCCTTGGCGACCAAGGCGAAGAAACCGAAGTCGCAACGTGTGATTTCTACATAGTGGACTTGGCCAGAGCATCAAACATTACGAACTGTCACGACTTGCTGGATTTAGACGGCAGCATTTATCACTTCACTAAAATTCTTGATGATGAGTACATGCTGGTGGATGAGATCGAAGAACTGAATGATGAGCAACAATTAGGACTCTATTCAGAACCAGATCGCCTTATTGTCATCCACGAACTTAAGGTTAAGAAAGAGCACCGAGGGAACAAGTATTCCAGAGCGCTAATTAAGGACTTTATTGAACGCTTTACCACTGATAATGACTTGGTTGGATTAAAAGCGTATCCATTGGAAAATTACACTGAGGAAACCGTAACATCGTTACGTGGTTACTACGAACAATGTGGTTTTGTAGATACAGGTATCGATGACCTCATGCTGTTTGACTCGCTTCAAAGAGACTAATAAAAATAGAAACATCAAAATAATAGGTATCAATAGAAATGCGTAAAATTGTTTGTTTATTACCGTTGTTACTGTCTGGTTGTGTCGCTGTTTGGGGACAGTCTTATAACATCGATGTTGCAAACGAGGACTATGTACAAGTTAACTACGATTCGGCAGTGATCAACTATAAGGCCATGCTTAGCGAGGTTGCCGCGCATTGTGCCAAGTACGATAAAGATTACGTCAATGACAGTACGATTTTGAACGGTTGGGGAATCACAATGGCCGTTTATCGCTGCGTAGAGAAGAAAGAGAACAGTTAACCATTAAGCCACCAGCACGGTGGCTTTTTTTGCGTCTAAAGCTAAAATGCTACTAATTGCTTACAGAGAGGAATGACGATTGAAAGAGTTTGATTTTGCGCTGGTGGCCAAGTTCCAAGGCGAATTGAATGCAGACACGCTTTGCGAGCTGTCTAACGCGCTCTTTGAAGTTGGTGCCAATGATTGCACCGTATCCGCATCTGGCAGCGATATTCGTATCGAGTTCGACCGAGAAGCTGACTCATACGAGGACGCTGTTAAAAGCGCGATGCAGCAAGCTAATCAAGTTAGCGGCCTTACTGCGCTCAGTGTGGCCAACAGCCAATAACGAGGTTGCCCTATGACGACTCAATTAAAAGAGTTTGACGCATCCGACTACTTAACCGACCAACAGACTATCCAAGCCTATATCGATGAAGCGGCAAGCACTGGCGAACCCGCGCTTATTGCAGAAGCCTTGGCCGCTATCGCCAAGGCAAAGGGCATGGATAACACCTTACAGCCACCCAATGACCCATCTCTGTCCTCACTAATCTCGCTGGCCAACGTGTTAGGCGTATCAATTCAGTTAGGCATTAACGGGAAGTAATTTATTCCAGTTGTTCGGTTTGGCCGAACTACTCATTCAATAATCCGTTCGGAATCTATCCAATTTAGTTTCATTTCTCTACAGAACTGAAACTAAACGCATGGCGCGCCTTAATGGTGCGCCTTTTTTTGATCTAAATCACGCCAGAAATAAACATAAATCAATCAATTTATATCTATTTATAAAAAATGTGTTCGGAATGAGAAAAAGAAGTGGTATATTCAACTCGTTCCTAATCCCCTTGAACTTTCAGGGGAAGTACAGAAAACGGAGACTACTATGATTGTCTATAAAGTTGGACGTTACACATTCTCTGCTGACCTTTGCCGATACTCAAAAGAAGTCGGCCAAGAGGGCAACTACACACTAGGCTTTTGCACGGTCGAGTACCTACCTAAAGGCAATAGCCTATACCACCCTGAACCGAAGATTATCGACGCTAACAAACCATACGACATTATTGAGTTTGACCCTAAAGCGAAGATCAACGGCAGCCTGGCAATTCAGTGCGAACCAGATAAGTACAACGCGACACAAGCGGAGGAAATGAGCTGGATTGCCATCAAGATTGACGCACCAAATGGCGACCTAGACGGACTTATCCGAAAAGTGGCCAAAGAACGCGGTATCGAGCTTACTGAGCGCGTTATGGATCAAACCAGAGAAAGACTATTCACCAAGTACGCAACGCCTCAATACAGCGATCCGGCAACGGTTGGTGCGCTTGTTCGTAACACCTCAACCCTTAAGGCCGATTACTACTACAAATCGCGTATCAATGCGCTGGCTAAGCACTTCAATACGACCGTGCGACAAGCTGAATGGCTAGTATTTCTCGATCGCGGTTCGAAGATGGCCAAACGTGACGATGGCTGGCATCCAACACTACTCGACCTAGACGAACCAGCCACAGAGAAAGAGCTTAATGAGCTGGTGGACGCTGGCGCAATCGCCTTTGATGCAGAGAGCAACACGTACACCAACACTGAAAAAACAACCCTAGCACTAAGAGAGAACTACCTGTAAGAGAGCACTACCGTGAATAAGCAAATAAAAATTTACGTACTGACTACCATGAACAAGGAAAGAGTTGAGTTCATGAAAAAGTTACTTAAGAACGTTAACTTTGAATTTGTGGAATCACTAGGCACGGAAGCCTTAAAAGAGCTTGAGGCGAAGTACGCCCGTAAATCGCTGCGCTTTAGAAAGAAAGCCTTAATGCTTGGCGAACTTGGCGCATTCAAAACACACGCTATGGCTTGGGAACGCATCGCCAAATCAGGTGAAGCGGGGATTATCATCGAGGATAGCGCTGATTTCGTTCATGACGCATCGATCTTGCTAAGCGACGAAGTACGCAACCAAATCAACAATTGCGGCCTCGTATCTTTTACTGATTACGAGTACAAGCTGCATCCAGATAGACCAACGCTATTTAGCGATATTCCATTACGCAAGGCTTTCCCTATTCGTTGTTATGGCATGACCGCACATCGAGCCTACCTATTGCTATCAGCATTAGACAAATCCGGCATGGTAATGCCTGTAGACCGTTGGCTGGCGACTCCGAAGCTATCCGGCCTGTTTGGCTTTGTCAGCAACATTGGCGTAGCGATTCGCCGTCACGGCATAACCAGTATAGCGAACGCGAGACGAGGCAAAGCGTCTTACAACCCGCTTAATCTGATATTCAGAACAATCAATAAGCACAAGTACCAATACTAACTACCACCAGCAAATGTAAACAAGTAGGAGCAAATTATGACGCTTGATGATTTGGTTTTTCTTGTCTGGAAAGACGCAACCATTGACGGCAACGAACTACACGGCGTAGTGACGTTAAACGAAATTGAATTACTCGGCCTTGTTCGTGAGGCATTCGAGCGCAAAACTGGCCTTAAGGCTCAACACATCGAACTACGCGCCATCACCAGCGAACCAGACGAGATTTACGCTGACTTACCACGCATCAAAGTAGGAGAGGATGATGAATAATTTCTCTGAATTAACGTGCTTTGATTGCGGTTGCGGCGTTGAAGTGTTCTATCAAGATAACGGCGCACCGTTCTATCAAGTTTTCTACTGTCCAGATTGCAAAGACAAAGCAGTAAGAGAACAGGCCGAAGAACAGGAGGACGAGTAATGCCTAAAATCATCATCGAAATCACGCAGCCAAAAGACCACAGCGGCGTTATTGCCTTACCAGAAGCCGGAGCGGTTGCCACGACATTGCATGTGGACATTTCCGTTGAGGGCGACGACAGACAAAAGCTCGCTACACTGGTAGCCGATAAGCTGGCAGACGTGTACACAGCCACTATCCAAACTGGCATTAAGGCGGCGGTTGATTCTGTTCTAAAGGAAAGCATTCAAGACAAAACATGTTAATCAACGGCATTGAAGTTACACGCGCATTGATCATCCGTAAGCCTTGGATTCACCTTATCCTCGCTGGCTTAAAGGTTTGGGAAATGCGCTCAACCAAAACCAAAATCCGAGGCACTATTGCCCTAATAGAACAGGGCACTGGTTTAATTGTTGGCCTAGCGAACTTAACCGACTCATTAGAGCCTTTATCGCATGCAGAATTGATGGCCAACTTTGATAAACACAAGGTGGACTATGACGCTATGCCAGAGCTGGCCAAATGGCGTTGCCCTTGGGTTTTGGAGAACGTACAGCGCATTGAACCAATCCCGTATGAACACAAGGTAGGCGCTGTAATTTGGGTAAATATCTAGGAGTACAAATAGCGAAGTGTCGATCGCTTTGCTTTAAAATCCAAACGCCACCAGCGACACAATGCTGGTGGCCATATCAATAACTAATCAGTGACAAGGTAAAACAATGAATAAAACCAAATTACTCTTATCGTTGGCTATGTTAATCCCTACGTTGGCTAACGCTAGCACTTCATCTAATGAGTACGCTTGGAGCATCTACGGAAATAGAAAAGTCGCGGTCACATCGAAAGATGGTCAATACATGGCAGTTTCCGACGAAGATACGCTGTCATTCGTCAAACTTGAGCCATGCAATTACATGGACGAGGTTGCCAGCGAAACCCCTTACACAGTGCGCGTAAACAATAAAGACGTGCTAATGAAAATGGAATGTGGGACTACCGAGAAAACATTCACACCAACCGACAAAGAGGTTCAGAAACATATCTTAAGCTCGCTCTATGAAAATGAATCAATCAGCGCATTCTTTACTGAATTTACAACCAAAGGATTTGGAGCAAGATTGCTCGAACTGTACGACTTAAAGCAAGAATTGAAGAAACAGAGCGAAGAAGAAAAGCAATAAGCCAAATAGCAAAACACCGCCCATCGAGGCGGTGTTTTTGCATCTACAATAATTACACTCTATAACCCTGATTCAACAACTACTTTTACCCGCCAATTGCTGTTAATGTGTAGCTCAAACAACGCCACCAGCAAGGGAAACAACGTGAACGACAAGATTGATTTGGACAAGGTACTCGACAAGCTAACCAATATGAGCCCTGACCGCTTAGAGAAAACCATGCAGAAGTTCAACCTAGCCCAAGAAAGACAAAGGGCAGCTCAAGAAGATAGAGAGGCCAAGGAGTCAGGCATCGAGCGTATTACTTTGTTCTTCGCTGGTGGCCATAAGGCACTATTGGTAAAGCCTAACCCACTAACGGGAGTTTGGTTGCTGAATCTATACGGAGCTGGCACAGTTACCGCGCCGCAGGATGTGAACGTAGAGTTTGAGGTAACAGACCACTTCACTGAGTTATTCCGCTTCTCAATGACGTTTAACGGATTTACCTATTGGCATGACCTTGTTGATGAGCAGATGGCGCAAGAATTGGCCACGTTCCTTAACGTACCGCTACAGATTCAATAGCCAAGATGAAAACAGACCAAAAACACCAAGAAAACCGAGCTCTGCTTGCGCTGGTGGCGATTTCTCATAATGACGCGACCAACGGGCGCACTATGACCTCAAAAGCGCTTAAATCACGCCTGACAGCGCGAAAGAAAAGTTAACAAAACCACAAAACAAAAGAGTCGCACCAAGGCGACTCGCGTACAAACTCGTAAGGCAAATCTTGGTTTTCTTCCATTGACCTAAGCGGCTGTTCCGTTGGAACTCTCTCCACTTAGTTTGAACAAAAAAAGCCCCAGCTAATAGCTAGGGCTTTTTTTAGATTCGTTTTTTAAGCAAGGCAGACATTAGCCGCTTGCAGGCCTTTCTGGCCTCTCTCAACATTAAATGTAACCTGTTGACCTTCAATCAAAGTCTTAAATCCATCGGATACAATGGCATTAAAGTGAACAAACACATCGTCACCACCATCACTTTGAGAAAGAAAACCAAAACCTTTCGATTCGTTGAACCATTTAACTGTACCAGTTGCTTTATTTGAATTAGACATTGTTGTCCCTTATAAAATTAAATTAATTATATCGCAAAATGCGACGCGCTAAGACATTGAATTATTTAATGATTGGGAACAACTAAGGAGCATTCTAAGTATTGTAACGTAGAGAGGTACAACAAGGAGAGGTTTTACTTAATATGAAACTTTGCATTTAATAACTCTGAACAGCAGAGCGGAGCTAGTATTACTCAAGTTGCTTACAATGTAAATGTTTTTTTGACGAATGTCACAAAATTTTCTATTTCTCATAGTGACGCGACCAATGGGCGCACTATGACCTCAAAAATGCTTAAATCGCGTCTGACAGCGCGAAAGAAAAATTAGCAACCCCACAAAACAAAAGAGTCGCACTAAGGCGACTCTTTTTAGTTAAACGCAAACTCTTTGAGACACATTACCCGAGCCAGTAGCCACTCGGCCACGAACGCGACCGCACACTACATCACCCGAACCTGTACGAACATCCCCGCTAACGTCTCCGCATTTCACGTTACCCGAGCCAGTGTTAATTGACTTAGCGCCATTGCAATTGACGTTACCCGAACCAGCGTCAATATCGCCCACATCGCCGTTGATATGGATATTGATATTAACGCTCTTAATATCCTCTTGTAGCTTGCCATCCACAAACACACGGCCATCGCTATCTATCGAGATAGAATTGCCCTTATAGACCTTGCCGTTGATTCTGATTTCGCTACCAGCGCTAATACTTGAGATAGATGCAGCTACGTTTGAAAATCGCAGCTTGCCAAACAGTTGATTTAACCAAGACATATCAATCCCCCTTTAACGTTTCGATTGGCCTCAAGCCTCTCGATAAAATCTCTCTGATACTGTTTTAATTCGAATTGGCCACACGCCTCGACAAAGGCCGTTAGGCTTGGCGCTTCGCGTTTAAATCTGGCGTACTGGCGCATAACTTGGCGTGAATAGGTCTTACCGCTCCGGCCATCGGACAGGCCACCAGCAAAGGCGGCCTTTTTGTTTAATGCACTGGCTACACTGACAGCCAAAAACGACTTCCTATGAATGGCCAGCTCGCTATCGTAATCGTCACAAATCACGATGGTTGCTTGTCGTCCTCTCATAACTACATTGCTCGCATTTTCTCGAACTCAATCAATCTTCGAATGGTGGCCATTTCCTCTAGGCATACCGCCTCGTTGTGCATGACCTTGTTAATATCGCGCTTCTCGTACTTGGCTTGTTCTATTTTCAGTTCGGACAGCTTCTTATCGGCTTGGCGTAGATAGTTGGAAAAGGCGCGCGTTCCAGCATCAAGCGTTGATAGCTTCACTTGGATTTCCTTTTGCAGTTCTAAGAACGCTAACAAAGGCATTTCTTGTTGCGCCTTATATCGTGCTGCTTTCTTCTCAAGTCGTTTGTATTCAGCCTCAAGCGCATCAATGACAAGTTGCGTTCTACTTCTCATAGCTCTTTTGTGCCTCTTTCTGGCGCGCTGGCTTCCATATCCAGCGTTTTGCGCCCAAACCAGTACCAGACAATGACCCTTGGATATAAACGCCTCTACGGCCAATATTGAGCGTTAACCAGCGCCCACCGATTGAGACGCTAGTAAAGCCACTTTTGCCAAAGTTAACCCTTATCAGGCCAAGTATTCGGAATGATTTGCGGAAAGTAATGTTCGTTTTTCGCATGGTATGTACTCAAAATGGTTTGCATTCTTGGTGCGAGCTGCCCCTGTAATAATCAGGGCGTTGTCATCATTGGTGATTGTGGCCATTAGCACCTTTTTGGCCGTATCGGTTAAGTAAGATTCGTTAACGATGATCTTAAAGTTATGTAGACACCAACCCGCCAGCGCTTCCTCTCGACCACTGCGGTAGTGCTGAAACATGATCGACGGTCGGCCAAATGTATCGGCGTTCTTAATGTAAACCTCGCCACTGTGTTTAACGATTTTCTCTACCATTAGGCAATCTTCAATCAGGGATAGATATTCGTGCTTATCCTGGACTGAACAAACAAACAGAACTCGACGTTTTGGATTGTGCTTAATACAGGCCATAGCAAAGCGCATTGCGTCAATCTTTGAGTTACTTGCTACCGTGGCAAAGTAGTTCTCTGTATTGGTGATTAGGTTCATAAAGACGCCACCTTAAATATAAAATCCGACATAAGGACGACCAGAACAAGGCCGATCACAATGCGCGGGAACTCGGGCAACTTGATCACATCAAACACGCATTCCAGCACAAAGAAAATCGCAACGGCCAACCAGAACGCTGGCCAGTTAATCATCTTCATTACAGTCATCATCCGATAAAGGGATTAGTCGTTTTAAACCCGCGAACGCAGTAGAAAGCGCGATCGCATCCAGTGAGCGTGGTTTGTGGATAGTCCATTGGCCTTTGCCGTTAATGGCCACCAGCTCGCGCTTAATATCATGGCCAGTGTCACTCGCCACCAGCCCCGCCAACTCAAATAAGAGCTTCACACGCGCACTAGCAAATCGGCTTGTTTCGCCTACAGGAATGAATACGTTTTGTGTCTTAACTTTGCAGCGTAGGAACTCATAAATGAAGCAGCCGCAACCGTGACTGGACACAACCGCATGATCATCACCAATAAGCGCTAACAGATTCGCTTTCCAGTCGTCGTTAAAGATCTTGGAAGTGTCCAGAAAACGGAATCCATCCACTATAGGGCGCTCTTGTTCGTCCTTGTGGCACTTGATTTCACATAGGTAAGGCTGGTTCTTGTGAAAACCAACCGATACAACTCGTATTAGCTTGCTCATTTGGTTAACTCTCGTAATGTCTCCATTGCCGTTTCGGCTTCTTCTTTGTTGGTTGCATTCATTAGGTCGTAAGCTGCCTTTTTGATGCGAACAAGTGTGGCCGTTGGAGTTAGGCCGTTCTCTTTCTGGACAACGATTGAGAATTGCTGATTAAGCTCGTTATCCACGTAATCAAGGAATTGGTAGTTGTTTGCTTTTTTGTGTTTGAAGTAGCCCACGAACGCTGCCGCAAAGTTATGAAGCATTGAGCGTTTAATTTCATCATCAACGCTTTCATCCATCATTATTTGGCGGTATTTCGCAGCCGTACCAGTGTTTAGTTGATGCACTAGGGCATTAAGCTGTTTGATTTCGTTTTGTTGTCTTTTGATGGTCGAGAATGGCCAAATACACATAATTACTGCTCTCTCTGGCTTGGCCAAGGCAACGCCCACGAACGCTGCCAAGTGCCGCATGATTTGAATCGTTGGTTTATTTGTTTAGCTGGCGCTCTGTATTGCGGCGTAGTACCCAATATTGGGAATCTGAGGTGGTCATAGCCCAATTGTGATAATGCGCGTTAATGCGGTCTACACGGCGGCGCTCTTTGATGTGGTATGCGCGCTCTCTTAAGGCGAGATAAAGCACGTAGGCACAAAAGATAAAAATGACTATCGAGGCGACATTGAACGCCCAAAAGATAACGGTATCTAGCTGTCTGCTCATTTGTCTATATGGTTTGCTGGTGGTTTTGTATCGAGATACCGGCTTTTGCTGTAGCCGGTATGTGGTTTAGTGGTAGTGGCGAACTTCGAAGCGTTTAACCTTAGATTCTTCTAGGATTGCGGCTAGTCGGTCTAAGCGCCATTCCCTCGGCTTATCATCGCGCGTGTAGCGCACTGAGTAGGCTTTTAGGTCGTCGGTAGTGTTATCGATGGCCAGTAGGGAAAAACCGCCGCTCGCTTGCTGTTGAGCGACGATACTGAGCTGGTGGCCATGTTCCACCAGCCGTTTGAACTCACATAATTTAATCGGTGTAATCATTGCCATGATGCAAATTCGTCATTTTTAAACGTCTAAAACGTCACGTTTATCAATAGGAGCACATTATAACTGTGAGTAACGTATTTGCAAGGTCTGTTCGGAATGAGTATAGGCGAAAGCAACCTATTTAAGCTTAACGCTGCTGACCTTTTCAATGTGCATCAAAACATCAATAACATCGCTGTGAGCATCGAGTAGCTTTCTCTTTGCAATTGTCCATGCCGCTAATTTTCCGTAAGCGTTCACACTAACCTTAATGGAATGCTCATGCTTTTGGTTGCTCTCATCGTACTTGGTGTACCGTGCTACATAGTATTGCTTGCCATCGATGGTAGTTAGCCGTGGGTCTAGGCTTTTTGGCAAACGCGCCAGTAAGTTGAATTGCGTGCGAACGCGATCCCAAAAACGTCCCCATAACTCTTTGCCGATTTGGTTGCGAATTTTGGTGGCCTTGCGTAGCCCTTTCTTTTCCCCGATGCGAACAAACCCGACAGAACGATAAATATAACCGCCCTCCGGTTTAGGTACGCTAACGGCGTAACAGGTCTTTTTCTTGGTAATGAATCGGTAGCCCGTATTAGAAACAAAATACGCATAAGCTTTGCTGCATTCTGGCATTGTCTTACCTTTAAAAAAACAGATCATGCGATTCCTTTCGTTTGTGGTTTGATTGGCCGTTGCTGCCCTTTCTTGGCCAAATGGATAACGTTACACGGTAACGTAATTATTTATATTCTAAATTAATGCGACAGATTGATATTCTTCAAATCATCATAACTGCACCCAAGCACTAACTTGATGGCCTTTTTACTGAACCCATCTTTCAGCAATTCTCTTACCTTTGGCTTAAGTTCATTCGGAATGGGCTTTCTGGATAATTCCTGTTGGCGCAGCTTAAATTCGTTAACTCGTAAGTTCGCATTCATTAGAGCTTTACACATAATTATCCCCTCCCGTTACAGTGCCTTTGGCGTTAGTGAAATGCCTGTTGTGTACTCTTTCGCTTCGTCGTGGAACGTTCTTAGGTAGTGGTCGGTCACAGCAATGCTCGAATGGCCAAGCGCATCTTTGATGACCTTAAGAGACGCGCCACTGTCCAACAGTAGCATGGCGTACATTTTGCGCATGGAATGTGTTGATAGTTGGTATGGCAGTCTCAATTCCATCGCTATGCGCTTATATACACGGTTGATGTACTGGATGCTGATCGCGTTGCCTTTCTTGGCCAAGTGGTGATTGGATTGAAACATCACCTCATTATGGCCATTGTGCAAATAGATACGTCGAATCAGTTCTTCCAGCTCTGCATTAACGTGGATGGTAATGCGGGATGCTTCCTTAGCAGCCTTTTGGCTCTTACCTCGGGTAATTCGACCGTTATAGCCTTTTGACTGAACAATGGTAAATGACGACTTAATCACGCCATTTATCATCACATCGCTGAATTTTAGCTTCGAAATGTCGCAGTAACGCAAACCTGTACGCACTTCCATTTCAATCATCATAGAGATAAGCGGATTAATGTCATCCATTAAACGGATTATTTGTTGTAACTCGTTTAAGTCACGCGCAGGGAAAGCAGCCATTAGATTAACTCCACATCATTAGCACTAACTGTCTTAAACTCGCCACCAACGAACACTTGGATTTGCAGAGTTCGAGATAGCAAGCCAAAGCCCAAGAACAAGCCTAGTTCGCCATCGATGCGCACGAAATCATGGTGAACGGGCAAGCGGCCAAAGTGATTAATCATCTTGGTTTGTGCTTGAGCGCTTTGCGGCTCTTTGATGGTATTGATGGCAAAGCGAAGTTGAGAACGGATTTTCATTGCGTTGCTGCCTTTGCGTGCTTTGCTGATAGTGCCTTGCACACAAGGGTAGCCGTAGAAGTTACGAATGACAGCGGCGGCTTGCTCTTGGCCACCGCATTCATTAATTAGCTCATCCAGAGAAACAAGGATAAGGTCATGGTGTTGCTCTTGAATTGCGTTGCGTTTGCTCGCCCACGACTCAGAAAGCGACAATAGCTCATTTTTTTTAAACATTTTTTGCTGATCCTTTTTGGCGGTACACCATTGTTTGCTTGCTAAGTAATATATTCCTTTGGAATATCATTTGCAAGCCTGTTCGGAATACTTCACTTGAAAGTACAAAGAGTTTCAAAAGTCGCTATTTCGTCGCTTTTTGATACAAAACACAATAAAGAACAAAATACCACCAGCAACATGTGGTTTTTATCGAATATTCCTATGGAATATATGGGATTCCGCACACGAAATGCCAGGATTGGACTGAACAAGCAGAATAAGCCTAAGTGACTGTTTTTATTATGTTTTACTGTTTTTGTGTGGTGCTGGTGGCTTTAAAAGACGTGATAAGTTAGTTTCAGTTCCATGCAGAACTGAAACTAAAAGGGTGTTTTTAAAAACATGCGACTCCAATTACCCACTTGTGGCAATATAATGACAGAGTTACACCGTCACGCGACACGAACAAAACTGCATACCCACACTCATTATGCGGTATGGCTCACGTTATGAAACCTTTCCAGTGAGTAACGATACAGTTGCATTATTTTGCATATATAGACAATCCGAGATCACAGTCTCATAATATTGCGCACAAAAGTGTCCGATTGGATAGTATCCCCTAAATGCTTTCCAAATCAGGGCGATAATTGTTTGGTTGGCCAGTTGGTTGGCTTAAGAGATATAGACTATGCAGCGCACGTTGAATCAATTAATCCCACTTGAAATCCTAGACAAATGTGACCTTTCTTTAGACGCATTTAGTGAGTCGTTCCTAGAAGATGCAACCGATATTTGCATGTTCCACCTTATCCAAACGCATCCGAACGCACTATGCAATTCGTCTATCAATCGTGATGATGTTTTAAACTTCGTTCGAGATCACTTCTCCGCTTAAAAATCAATACTTCCCACGTTCTTCTGTTCGTTTTTTATTTAATTCCGAACACAAAAACGGTATGCTTAGTATTAAGGGCAAGGGTAGGGTTTTTCGTTACTCGCATACGCTCAGGGATGGAGTGTAACCCCTGTCCTCCAATGTTATTTGGAGCAACCGTTCACCATGATTAATAAATTAAAGACTAAAATTAAAGATCCCAAACCTATTGATATAGATACACTTAATCAACTTCTTGCAAATAAACAAACGGCTGATGCTCGCCTTAAACGTGCCTTGAAGCACCGCGCGACATTTTCCGAACAAATTGATGGTAAGGAAGATAGTGGACTATTCAATGATCGTATCGTAGCTGTAGTAAAACGTGGCAATCCAACCACTCGTTTACTTGAGTATATTGATGCCGCTAAAGCTGCAAATCAGGAGCTTTTAGAACGCGCGCCTCAATACTTCAATAGCTCATCTAACTCGTTTAAAGAGACAACCGTAATTGATAACGTTCGTCGCGTTAATATCACAATCAATAAAGCTGCAAGCAGCCAAAAAATGACTGGCGCTCGCCTAATTAAACGCCTTGAAGCGTACTTACGTGATATTGACCGACAACTCTCTTACGAATTGCCAGAAGATGAGTTAGAACAGCTTAATAAGAACAAAGCTGACGCTCTGCGCGAACTGGACTACTTCCAAAAACATGCAGACGTTGAATTTAGAAAACGTGGCCAAGAACACAACGATATTGTTGCCATCATCCATACCTTTAATGGAAATGACGACACTGTATCGCGTGTAGCGAAAAAGGTTCACGTTAACGCTGGTGGCCTTGTCGTTATTAGGCATCGTTCTTGTAAAGATCACGATGTGCTAATCACGAACAACACCACTGAGGGACGCTCGATATTTGATGAAGCTAATTCATTCAAATCCGTGCTTTACCCAACGGCTACCATGTACATCGAAAGCGAACTAAACGCGATTAGAGAATCCAGAAAAGAGCTAAGAAGTAGAAACGAAAACAAAGCCCGTTCGCAGTTCGACGGCTATGTTAACTAGCTTCTAGCCCAACAGATTGTTGTTCCGCTTAAATTGGTGATAAGGCGGCGATATGTGGTGTATCGTCGCCTTTTCTTATTTTTTGTTGTCACCAACGGAAATTACACCGCATCGGAATCCAGCGCTTCCAGTACCCATTGTTCTACGGAGCTGCGTGACTCTAGCATGTTCTCGGTGATCTCCATTTCGTGCGGTATGTAGTCCACCAATTGAGAGAAACAGTATGTATCCCAACGGTCAGGCGAGGGTATGTTCAATTTCTCTTTCATCATCGGCTTAGGCATCATTACCCATTGGCCTGACTCATTGATTGCACAAGGTATTTTACTGCCTTGCTCGGCGGTCTTAACGTTCTTATCTATCTGCATCCGGCCTTGGTTGATAGAATCCCGCGCCATAACGTTCGCATAGGCACGTTGGTTAAAGAAACGCTGCTTATCGCTGGTGGAGTGCATCTTTTTACCCCAACGAATGCGCTGTACGCGCCGTCCGTAACGCTCTAAGCAAGTCGCCGTGTCATAACCTACACCGTCACTATCCACCGCTATCGTGATGTTTGGGTACAAGTCCTCACTACACTCTGCATGGATAATGTCAGCAAACCGAACCGGATCGACCGTGCTTGGCTGTTCAAGCAACTTCACGTTCTTAACGATGCGCTCCATGCGCTGACCCCAAACCTTGCAGATATTGAGTATCGATCTATCTCGACCATTACCCACGTCCACCAGCGCAGCCCAACCCCAACCATCGGGCATATCGAGGTTGAGCCTTGAGCTTTTATCCAGTGCATCCCGGCTAAGCAGCATGCCAGCAATGGAACTCGGGAACTCCCCACGTACTTTAATCAGGTATTCCGGCGCCTCTCTACCGCCATACTCCAATCGCTTATCGAGGATAAACTCCACGGTTACGAACGGCGATTCCTCGGAGTTCAGCCTGATGGCTCGCCATCGACCGCTAGGCTCGGCTAATCGGTGATGAGTATCGTAGAAATAGCCGCTAGGGCGCGTTGGCTGGCTCAACAACAGCATTCGGTTATCTTTCTCGGTCAATGCACCCGCTAACACACCAAAAGCCTTGTCAGAGACGCCTGACGCCTCATCGACAATAACAAACAAGTGTTTAGCGTGTTCACCCGCCAGCGCTTCCTCGTTACCAATACGGCACGATTTGGCACTGGTTTGCCAGATGCCTTTTGCTGAGTTTTCAAAAAAGGCCGTCTCGGTAATGGTGAAGTATTGCTGTAACCAACCGTGCTTTTGTAAGAGCGTGTTCCAGTTGGATTTTAGGTACTTCCACACACCGATTTGTACCTGTCTCGCGTTGTTCGCCACCAGCACAACGCGCGCATTGGGGAAGCAGAGCATGAAAGCAATGATCATGATACTGGTCATATCTGACTTACCTGTACCGTGGCCAGAACTCACACTCGTTCGCGCACCAATACGCTGAGCACTATCAATGATTTTGCGTTGTTGCCAGCTCGGTTTCTTACCGACTAACTCAACCGCGAGGCGTTTCCAGTCATAGCGATACCGCTTAACTAGGGCAGGGTAACGGGGATCTTGTGTTACGCTCTTTATTCGTTTAGCCACCAAGTACCTCGAAGCTATCTAGGTCGTCAAACCCCGATACTTCCTCGTCATCGAGGGCATCATAGGCTTGCTCTTTAGCGGCTTCGTTTTGTATTTGGGATGGGGATAGGATTGGTTCTACGCCGTTCTCTAGGTCTTCGGCTTCTTTGATTCGTTGGTTAATTTCTTCTTTACGTGCTGGTAGCCAGCTATCTTCCTGTTCAAGCTGTTCTAACGTGTAGTCATCAAATAGTTCATCCAGCTCTTGCTCACTGATACCAGTGTCGTCTACTTCTGGCTCTAGGTTCGCTAGTTCTACCTTAGCTTCATGCAATAGCGTTGCTGGTGGACGTGCGCCTAACTTCTCGATTTGTTGGCACGTCTCTAAAGCCGTCCAGTTGTTCTTAGCGCGCAGAGAAAGCATTTCTATTACTAGGTTGGTTTCTTCCGCTGGTAGTAGGTGCGGCATCATCAATTCAGCGTATTCCTGTTTACGCAAATCGATATAGCGTTTGGCCTCTTGCTTGGCCATCGTGGAAATACTTAATTCCAGTTCACGCAATCTAGTGCCATAGCCAAAGATGAGACGGTCACGCATGGCGTTAATGTCTACAGGTTCGTTCTCATCATCGAGCGGGATGTTTCCGGTTTCCTCCATTTCATCGATCTCTTTAAGACGCTTGGCCAACGTCTCATTCATTCGGTAATACTGCGAACGGGCAATAATGAGCTCGTTGCAAACCGACAGTGGATCGGTGTCCATGAGAATATCCATGATTTCGCCAGTAATACCCGCACTACGGGCGTAACCACCGTGGATGATTGGGCGACCAACTTGCGCACTGGAATACTGCGAAATTCCCTCAATTGATCGTGGTTTGCGCAGTGATCCAATACCCCCTGTTTTCGCGCGATCGCCTTGCGCACTTTGCGCTTGCGCAGTCGCCCCCGCTTCTTGGGACTTTGATTTATCAGCTCTTTTCTTCTTCTTGTCGTTTTTCGCTTCTTGGAATTTCGCTACTTGCTCATCGTAAAGATCAAATAATCGATCGAACTCGGGCAGCGATCGCATGGAATTGAACTGACGGCGCAATGTCGCACCGTTCACCCCTTTATCTTTCGCAAAAGCGGCCATTGTGAGCGTTGGATTTTGAGCGCCACGCACCAGAAATTCTTTCAATAGGGAATGCCAGTCATTGCCCTGACTGGTCTTTTTCGCTTTGATTTTTGGCATGATGGACGGTTGGAACTTACCGCCCTTTCTGGCTGGCCGTTTTATATATCGTTTAGCAGTGCCGTACTTTAGTCCGTTGGCTTCGCAATACTCGGCCAGCGTCAAAGTCGGCTGCTTCTCTAACTGCTCCCAAAACTGCTGTTGGTGAGCCTGATAGTCAATCTTGCCGGACACGGTTAAACCCCACTTATTTCGTTACGTTCGGAATAATACAGAGTTTAGAGAGGCGATCACAATACGAACGAAGCCAGATGAAACAATCATTTAATTGTCAATAGGGTTTTAAAACACAAAAACAGCTAACACGACACTAAGCAGTATTTACAGTAACGGTTTTTTGCATATAATCATGACCAGCTAGTGAGTAACGCTATTTTTGTTCAATTGATTCTGCGGCACGATATAGTAATTGGCTGCGTTATCTCACTAGCCACCTTTCCCCCATACCCAAGACAACGCGCTACGTGACGAAAGGAACACCCCTTGAAAGCACCCGAGCACATCAAATTCAGACACAAAGCCAAAACCAAAGCACGACAAGCCATGTTCAGAACTCGCCAACGGGAAAAGGGTTTAGCACTGCTCCAAGCGCGCATTTCACGCCTTGCTCACGCCAAAGCGTGCGAACAATGCGAACAGAACGGCATTACCCTGACCGACCTATATCAATTGGCCATCAACCACACTGACCCGAACCAGCTACCAGAGAAACACCCCGAGGTGACAGAGGGCGACCTTGTAGGCACACGCCAAATCAGCCCTTGGATTGATCCCGAAGTGGCAAAGACGTTCGAGAAATTGGCCACCAACTACCGTAATCGCACCATTGCGATGAGCGCCATCGTCTATGCGTATTGTGTTCACTGCGACGAAGAATGAACCGAACCGGACACGCTTGGGGAGCACTGTGCTTTGCTCCCGTTCCTCTCGCCTTAATGGCAGACGCTACACCACTGCATTCAATCCTGGCATTTCTTGGTTGCTTAAGCGGTTCGAGCGCACCGGACTGGCTTGAGTTTGAGAGAATCCCACACCGAACTTACACCCACATCCTTTCGCTATGGCTCGCTGTAACGGCCTATGGCTATCATTTGGCATTAGGGGATACATTCGTACCCATTGAGGCGTTAAAGGCCACCAGCACGATTCTAGGTGCGATTCTGTGTGGATTTGGATGCGGTTGTATCTCGCATTGGCTTGGGGATGTGCTAAACCGCCAACCAGTGCCGATTTTTACCCCGTTTGATAGGTACTGTTTGAATCTGTTCGCCTCGGGAAGCCACCAGCGAATCACATGCGCGTTCATCTTCTCGGTAGCATGTATTTTAGCGGCCTTTTTACGGCCTTTGTCATTCCGAATAGACTTGTTAAAAGTGACGTTTTTGACATAAAAAAAGGCCACGTTTACCGTGGCCTTTTGATTTTGAGGAGTTGTCAATAACAGGTAATTTCAATAACCAATGGCTTCGCCATCTATATCTGGAGTTATCCACGTCCATTTCTTGCGAGCAAGGTAAATATAGGACACCGAAAACGGCTTTTCAATAGGTTGAAACGCGACACATACTGCAAACAAAAAAAGAGCCAGTATCTCTACCAGCTCTTTGACTCTCTTTTGCAAACCTACTTTGAATCACTTGCCGAAGTTTTACACTCCAACACGAAACAGGGCAATTATATTGATACTTACCTTGAAAAATCAACAAAAAAAGCGCCGATGGCATAACCAAGGGCGCTTAAGATCAGCTGTCTAAGATTTTAAAGGAAAACACGGTCGTCACAATGGCAACTAATGTAACTCGCGTATGAATAAATTTAGCCGTTCGGAATAAACAGTTCAAGTATTTTTTCACTACCTCACTCTCTCTTGTTCGATTTGAAATGCTCGTCACTATCTTGATTGATACTTATTGCTGGTCAATGGCTCTAGGTGCATCATTGTGCATAGCGGTTAAGGTTTTGGAGTACAACAATGGCTCAAAAGGTAAGGTTCGTTAAGCTTGGTACTAAAGGCTCTTGGGAAGTTGACTGCATTAAGAATGGTACGATTCAAATTGGATTTGAGAGTCCTATGCACCAGCAATGCTTAAATGGTGATTGGGATGCAGTTCAGAACTATTGGCTTGAGCAAAAAGACTCTAAACAGGTTGCTTCCAACTTTGTGAATCAGCTTAAGAGCTTCTATGAATCCAGTGAAGATGACATTTGGATCACGTTCCACCAGCGTAGGCTCTATTGGTGTAAAGCCTATAGGCAGGTAGAAGAACTGGATGATGGCAACCATATACGCAGAGTCATAGGCGCTTGGAGCTGTACAGACGCGAACGGCAAGGAACTGACCATAGATAACCTAGATGGCCGCATCACTAAGGTGCAGGGATTTCGAGGCACTATCTGTAATGTAGAAATGCCTGAATACTTAGTTCGAAAGATCAACGGGGAAGCAGATGAATCCGTGGTATTGGCTCAATCTAGGCTAGATGCGCTTACCGAAAGCGTGATTGATTTGATTAAAGGGCTCTGGTGGTATGACTTTGAATTGCTGGTGGATTTGGTGTTCTCTAAGTCTGGTTGGCATCGATATTCAGTGCTTGGCAAAACAGAGAAAGATATAGACCTTGATTTGTTCTCCCCAACAACCGGACGTAGGGCGTTTGCTCAAGTGAAGTCACACACGACTCAAGCAGAGTTAGACTCGTATTTTGATAAGTATGCGACCTATGAAGATTATCAGGAGTTTTTCTTTATCTACCACACGGCTAGTAGTGAGTTGAGCCTATCTGGTGTAAAGAATCCAAATGCTCACGTTCTTGGTGGGGAGTCATTGGCTAAGCTGGTTATATCAACGGGATTGGTGTATTGGCTGATTGAGAAGCGCAGATAGAGCAAAGGGCTACCTATCTTTAAAAAACAACCCTCTGCCCTCTTTGGTAGCGCTTGCACAAGCTGACTAAGCAAGCGCGCCCTATTAATCAAATAGGGAGTCAGCGCCGATTAGTGGTACAAGACGAAGTAAAACATCCTCCATAACTCCACTTTCAGCGGTGGCAATCTTTTTGGCTTTGCGATCTTTCCAAGATAGGGTTTGGACTAAGCTAGAAGCGACCACGCAGGGTTTATCTAGGTTGTTTACAGGAACTTCCGTTGCTTGGCCGCGAATACTGGTGCTAATAGGGCAGCAAATGAGTAGTCCTGTTTGTTGGTTGTATTCTTTGCTGGAAAGCACTAGCGCAGGACGGTACTTGCCAATTTCCTTTCCCTTTGTTGGCTCAAAGTCGAGCCAGATAATATCGTTTCGTTTAGGAATAAACTGCGCCATTATTCACCTAACTCTTTGCTTGAAACTATTGCCAGCTCATCGGCGTGTGCCGTATGTGCATCTAAACCTTTCAATAGTTCTTTTTCGCTAAATGGAAAGCGTTTTTTTGGGCGTTTGATTGGCTCAATGATTATCTTGTCGCCATCGGCTTTAACCTCAATATCCGCCCCCTCCGATAGCCCTAATTGCTTGATAAAGGCAGCAGGGATGATGTTACCGAGGCTATTCCCTATTTTTCGCACTTGAGTACGCATGACTCACCTCTTATGTTGACACGATGTTATAACAATAATATTGTATGCTTTTTGCCCAAAGTGTCAACTTTGTTATAACTACCTAGCCAACACTACTTTCAGCTTGCTTAAGGTGATTGTTTATCTCGTGAATCATCTTGCGCAGGGCGTTATCCAGCTCTTTGGTGTACAGCTTATCCTTGGCCAGTTCTCGCTTAAGGATGCGATCGTGTTTGCGATGCCAGAATAGTTCGTGAACTTTTCTCATAGTGCCTACTCATATAGGCGTTCTTTGGTAGGGGATAGATAGAACAAAGGGCTGACCCTCTTTCGAAGATCAACCCTTTGCCCTCTTTGGGAGCCTGTAGGTTTTACCCTACAACGCTTGCACAACCTTATTAAACAAGCGCACCGTATAGGAAGTCGTATCCGTCACCGTCCTATGGAGCGGTATATTAATCTCATTCCGAACACAGCACAATATTAGTTTATAAATTCACTTTTGATATTGCTCAAGCTTTTGATTTGTTTTGTCGCTTTTTGCTGGTGGCTTTCTTGAGTGTTTCGTAGTAGCCAATCTTAATCAGAAAGAAGTACCAAAGCGCATTAAGCGGTGTGATTTGCTTGAATGTGAGCTCGGCAAACCAGAATCGCTTTTTAAGCTGTTTGATGGCCATGTAAGCCAGCCATTGATGCTTAAATCTAAGTACCGTCACTAGGCGCGCTTTCTTCACCTTAAGCGTGAACACATAGGCTCTTGTTTTTCCTGTCTCACTCATTGCTTACCTTTCCCTCCAACTGGTATCGAAGCGGAGCAGTAAGCCATCCCCAACGCTTATGTCGCCAAATATCGCTAATCGTGGACTGGTGTACGCCGTATTCCTCGGCTAACGTGTGTTGGCATACCTGTTTAGTGAATAAGAGCTCGTAGATGCGTAGAACTTCACTAGGGGATAGTTTGGAAGCGCAGTTCTTTCCTCGGCGGTCTACGTTGTCCTTTACGGCCTTTTCAGCGGGTACACCAGCCTTAAGGCGTCTTAGCACTCGGCGGTAGCTGGTATCGGTAGCGGCGCATAGCTGTCTTACGGTCATTACCTTGCCTTGGTAGGTCACAAGGTGCTTGGTAGCCTCGGCCAGCAGTTCCTCTCCGGTTCGGAGTCCTTTGTGATACGCGCGATAAAGGGAAGTCATCGGATAGCCAGTTAACTGAGCGAGACGGTACACGCTCATGGCTTGACCCTGATATTGAATACTCATGGCGGCTCACTCCCTTAAGCCGCTTTAGCGATTTGCTCATAGATACCAGTAAGGTGCGTTCTGCCTACCTTACGGTTAAAGCGCATGGATGGTGTTTGCAGACCTTTCTCGGTAAAGAGCACTAAGGCACTGCCGAAGTTCACGCCTTGCTTTTTGGTGTGTCCATCCGTCTCATAGAACGGGTAGCGGCCATCCGGCTTGTAAATCATCGTGGCGTAGCCCTCAACCAAGTCCAGCCACCACGTAGTAAGTTCTTCGTGTGGTAACAGCATCATGCCGTCACGGCCTTTTCTGGCTTGTTCTCGCGCCTTTTCCAGAAACTCAAACTTAAGGTCAAACGGAGGGTTGCACCACCAGCCATCTTCCCATTCGCCTTGTAGGCCATCGAACCCAACACAAACAGGGTTTAGGAGCTGAGCGGCCTTGTGTTTTGGTTTAAGGCTAGGGAATCCACTCGGCTGTTCGTTAATCCAATCAGGAGCCACGTAGAAGCGGTTCACCTTGGCGGTTTGTGGCTCGGCGGCCACGTCTAAAACAAACTCTTTTCCGGTATCACGTCGAAAGAGGAATTGAGCATCAAAGAAACAGTCCCAACGAGTCGCCCATTTGTTCTTTGCGCCCTCGACGGTCTTACTTTTGACTAGATGCGCCATTCTCTGACTTCTCCCCACTCTTGGCCGCTACCGTAATGCGCTCGATACGTTCTGCGTCCAAATCAATCTTAACTCGCTCTATCTTTGGATAGACCACCAATCCATAAAAGCTGTATGTACCAATACCGACAACAGCCACCAGCGCTAACACAATGGTTATGGCCAGTAACCGAACGGAGCCGATAAAGACACGTAGCCCTATCGCCTTGCTATCACTCATGGATTCGAACCATATCTTTGTAAGCAGAGAACACTACGCTGTGCTCGGTTTTTACGCCTAAGCGCTCTTTAGTGGCGGGATTGATGGTTGTGCGTTCGCGTTCAACGTGACGTAGGCGACCAAAACCACGGACTTGCACCTCTCGGCCTTTCGCCAGCTCCACCAGCATGTGATTGAACATTGCGTCCAGACAATCGCCAATCAGCTCTGCATCATCACCAGTGAGTTTTAAACCAAGGCGTTTTGAAATGTTTCTCTCGATGTCAGTTCGGTTTAGGCGTGTGGTCATTAGTTCGCTCCCTTAATCTCGTTTACCATGTTTGCTAGTGCTTCACGGAATACATCCGATGCACTAAAGGTCAGCTTGACGCGCGCTGGTACAATGGCTGGTGCTCCCGTTTTTGGATTACGGCCAGCTCGGGCTTTCTTATGGCGAGCAGAGAATGTGCCGAAGCCACTTAGCAATACTGTGTTGCCCTCGATCATTGTTTGAGTTGAGATTTCTTCGATAAAGGCATTGAAGACCAGCTCGCATTCTTCACGCAATGCGCCCGTTTCCTTCTTCATTGCTGAGATGATTTCGTACTTTCCGACGGCTTGTTGTTTAGACACGCTAAGTCCTCTTGTATATCTTTCAGAAAAATTCCGTGCTGTTGGCCTAGAAGATTGATGGCGTATAGAACCAATTCCTCTCGACTACTACAGCCAAGTTCGATTTGGAGTCGCCTTATTTGCTCTCGCTGTGTCGCGCTGGCGCGGTAGTATTGGCGTTTAATGTCGAACTTAGCCATTTTGGCCAGATGACGATTCCAGCGCTGTTGAGGCGTTAAGGCGTCTTTTTTGGGTTTACGTCCTGCCATACGGCAATTATAACCATTCCGAACACGCCGTAAACATTCCGAACACACTTTCTGTTTTTAATACAAAAAAATACCGCCCTTAGAGGCGGCATTTATGGAAAGATGATCAAGGATTGGTGCTATACACGCTTGAATGGCGAGAAGTGACTGCGAACCCCCTCTCGAACTTTAAGAGGTGTTTTGCGCAGCTTAGCGCGTGTCGCTGTGTCGTATAAGTATTGCTCCCACTCCCAATACGTTAGGTCACGTAAACGGCCTACAGGTTCGCCAGCACTATTCATGAAAATGTAAGTGTTCTTAGCTTGGCCATTTGGGATAGGTTTACCGTTGCCGTCCTGAATCTCAAACACGCCTCGCGCTGCAATAAATTCCACGGTCAGTCCGTATTGAGCGGCAGTCGCATCGATCATTGCGCCAGTCACGCTTATGGTTTCATTGAAGATTTTGGTGCGGAGGATTTCGCGTCGATATTTCTTAATGTCTCGAATCCATTCGAAGATGACGCAACGGGTATGCGGTGTACGGATGTTTGTTTTTACTTTGATTAGACCAGCATCGAACAGCATTCTAATGACTCGATAGTTGATCTTCTCTCTTGGTGCAATGGTGTTCCCTGTACCATCGTAATCACAAATGTGTCCACCAGTAAGCCAACGATACGCTTGAGCGCTACCAAATTCCCCAGCGGGTGCATAGCTTAGCAATAGCTTGTCGTAGTAAAGGTAATCACATAGAAAGTTACGAACTACCTTTGTTGCATCCAACACATCTAAGTTAACTGGCTTTTGGCCAATGTTGTGGTATTCACTCGCTAACATGAGAAATTTAAGCCCTTTTAATGTACTTATGCGGCTAGTCTAGTTTTGTTATCAAATGTTGGCAATTGAAGATAGCTATTAATTTGATAAATGCACTCATCAAATCCCTTGGCAACAACCACGTAATACCCTAATTCTTGGAACATTTTTATCTTTTCCTGTTGCTCCTTGCTTGGACGGCCTTTTTCCGTTTTTACCTCCAAAAAGAAGCCGTGATATACCCCTCTCGGGATAGGAAAGAATATGTCCGGTACACCTTTCTTTTGTCCCTCATAGCTCATCATCGAGGCCGCTTTAGGTGTTCGGTAGCCGCCGTTCGGGATTGAGAAAACCAGCGGGTAAATGTCCTTGTACTGCGTCTCTAACGTGTAGAACAAACGAACCTGTAACCAGTGTTCGGCCAGCTTTGTGTCGTTAAACTCTTTCGGGCGCTTAATCCCTTGTGCAAGGCGCGTTTTGTGTGGTGAATCCAGTTCAACTTTCTTCTGTGTCGCAGCGCGCGCAACGTCATTGTCTTTCTCAAGAATACGAATGAGCCAGGCTGGTAGCTCCGACTTGTCCACCAGCGCAGTATTAGGGACGTTTATCGATACCGGATTGATGATGTGATTAACAGAACGGTTAATCTCGTTAAGCGCTGCATCGATATTGAAGTCGCCGCCGTGGCCAGCTTTCACGCCTTTGCTTTTCCACTTCTTGCGCTTAGCGACTTGGTTTGCGAGAAAAGAGTGATCGAATCGTGGTGCTCTGGCCATAACTAGATAAGCCCTTGTACAACTAAAATCTCTTGCTCCTTACGGCGGTTAAAGTACGCAAACACCTCGTCCTTGGTGAATTGCTTGGATACCACTTTGCGGCGGCCACCTTGCGAGAAAACACGCTTAGCAATGTCCTCAGATAGCGTCCAACAAAGTGCGGTTTCGATTTCGGATTCGTCATTGATAGCGCGGTAGGCAGTGATCACCTTGGGTAGCTTGGCGAACGCCTTGCGCTCTGACGACTTCATCACCTTGTGCTTGTTGCGTCTCGGGCACGTAAACAGGGACGACCAAACATATTGATGTTGGTGCGAGCCTTGCGCTTTCCATAGCGTTCCAAGTACGTCCCAATAGGTTGAGTCGTCTTGGATAGCTGGCGCACTGCGAACAAAGAAATCGAGCTGATAACACTCAGGAATAGATAACAAACGGGAAATGATATTGGAGTCGTTAACGTTAGCCACTTTGTACCTCTTTTTGTGCCGCCTCACACTGCTTGGCAAGGCGGCCTAACGTTATGATGTTTCAGTTAATGTATTGGAGAGACTAAAGGCTCATCGACTTTGCGTGCTTTTGAGCTCATTGACTCAAGAACGATCGCTATCAGCTCCATTGGCGATTGCTTTCCGGTTAGCTCCGGCTTACAAGCTCGGATAATCTCACTTTCAGCTCTGAACATTTCGGCCATTTTCTTATTGGCCAGCGTTGCCAAGGTGCTAGCGATGTACATCATGCGGCTATGCGCTTCCTCTCGGCTCTCACACGAACTCCATAGTGCTTTTGAGCATTCATTGGAAAATGTCAGTAGGCGCATATCTGACATGATCGTGTCCAGCATGCGATTAAAACCAGACACAACCACTTCGGAGCATTCCCCCATACGTTCGCCAAGCGCAGTTCGAACCGCCTCACGTACACATCGAAAATGGTCGTAATAGAAGCTCTGACCCAAACAAACTCGTTGGTTTGCGCTATCGAATTTGAATGCCAGTCCTTTAACTAATCGCGTTCCGCAATGAAATTCAGTCATTTTTCTGCTCGCTCTTAAAAAATACGTGACGATATTCCGGTTTGATTGGTTGCAAGCCCTCTACAGACTCCACTCGATCGCACTCTCGGAAGAACGACAAGATTGGACAGTACGTTGGATTGATACCGCTCGTTACCTTGCACACTTCTTGGAACACTAGGGCGTTCTCATACTGCTCTGTTGAGCAAGCCGTGAAGAACATCGGATTGACCACCAGCGAACCGCTAGAATCGGTTTTAGCAGCAGCGTTATTGGCAACAATCATTGGTACAGCCATCATCAATGCAGCGTTGGTCGCCGTGCTCGTTGTGCTGGTGGATATTCTTGTTGGCGTTACCGTGCGCACTGGCGTAGGTGCAATGCGTACTGGCGTTGGCGCTACGCGAACAGGTGTTACAACTGGTGCTGAATGCGCTTGAAAAGCGGCCAGCAAGGCCGCCGCTAGTGTGACTTTCTTAAGCATTAGTGAATTGTCTCCCCGCTAGTTGCAACTCGCTTCACGTCCTCAATTTTGAATGATTCATTTGAGCGCGTTTCCACTCTCAATGCGGTTAGCACGTCCATCACAATTGAAAGCAACTGCTTGGTATCTTCTGACGCACCACCAAGGCGTTCGTCTACTTTTTCGATGTTCTCTTTAAGGTTGTTAACTAAGAAGTCGCAAGCCTGTTGAGAAAGGTTAGATAGCACTTCTGGCAAGTGTTTTTGCGGATCGAAATCTTCCTCGCCCTTATAGATGTATTCCAGTTCGTTAGCGGCTGCCATAGACGTTTGGAACAGCTTGTCGTCCATCAATAGGGTTTCAGCAATCTTGGTAGCAACTCCAATAACCACTTTAGGCGACACTGCATCTTTGTCGTTCTCGTCGTACTCGTAGGCGTTATTTACGTGCATTGGGATGGCTTGAAGAACAATGTCTCGCACTGCACGGTAATGGTCGAAGTAGTATGGAGCCATCAAGATAACGCCGCCCGTTTCTGGATTAAAACCAACCATCATGTTGTTCAGCTTGCATTCGGTTTCAATTCTGTTTGGAGTATTCATGCCTATGCCTCTCGGTTTCTGGCTTAAACAAATCTATTAGGGGAAGTAGGAAGCAAGGGAGCGTTTGTCCCTTGCGGGTTTAAATTCTTGTCAGTATTTGTGGCTTTGATGTGCCAAGTGTGGGTATTCCTTTTCCAGCATGTACCCTTTGCTGCATTTCTCGCATCGATGCGCAAACTCATTACCAATGCGCACCTTGCCTAGTCGAACTACATTGCCTTTGCACTGTTCGTCGTCGCATTGGTAGGTCACTAGCACGGCTGAAAATGGCTTACACTTCTCGCTCATTTGCGCTTACCTCGCTTTTGGTTGCGTTTTGGCTTGCTTGGCTTCGCTGGCGCATCTGGAATACGGCCACCAGCGGAATGCAGTGCGTACTCAGTGTTGAATCGTTTGTTGATGCGCTTAATTAGGCTTACGTTGCGCGGTGCTAGCTCTTTCGCACGTTCAATGTGTGTTAGCGCTCGGTTTAGTTCGTATTGAGGCACGTAGTCGCTTAGGCGCTGCGCAATCTCTACTAGGTTCACTTGGGTACACCAATCCAAATCTAGGACTTTGGCCACACTGACCACTTTCTTAGTGCGCTTAACCGCTTGTTCGATGGCTGTCTCGATTTTAGCGACTGGCACTTGCTTAGCGGCCTCGGTAAATTCTTCCCAATACTCTTGTGGAAGTAGGCAAGATTCGTGTACCAGCTTAGAAATGCACAATGAGCCATCTTCGCCGATGTAAGCCGTATGGCCAGCGCCAGTGACGGTGTTCATTAGGTAAATCAGACCAAAACGGTGATCGGGTTTGCCTAGACCGCCTTGAGGTTGAATCGCGGTAGACTTGCAAAGCATGTACGCTTGCCAATCGCCACCTTTCCACACGGATTTAAGATCGTGGTATTGAACCGCTTCACCTAGATATAGGTTGTCATTGCGTAGTTCTTCGTTTTCATGGGTAACGATCGCTGCGTAGGCCAACACCTCATCGATGTTGTGCATCACGTAGTGATAGTTCTCGTCAGCGTTTCGCAATCCCTCGGTCATGCTGTTGATTTGCTCGGTTTGGTTGGCCACCAGCTCACTTAGCATTTTGATGTGTTCTTTGCTCTGTGTTAGCTCAGTTTCAGCGGCCTTGTTAGCCTCATCCAGTGTCGCGTTCTTAGCGGCGGTTGCTTTGCGCTTGTCCTCGGCAATGCGTAGTTGCTCTTGAACACTCGCAAGTTGCTGGTTTAGCGCTTCCAGTTCGCCAGATGATGCCACTTGGTTAGCCAATGCAGCGGCTACCTTGTTCTCCACCAGCTTAGGAATGCCGTCCAGTTCTTGATTAGCGTGACGCAATTCAGTGTTAAGGCGTTTGATCTCTGCCTCTAGGCGTTGGTTGTCTTTGCCTAGACGTTCGTTTTCTTCGCGTAGCTCGGTTGCAATCTGCTCGGCCTCGTTACGCTTTTTACGCATAACCTCAGTGCCAGCCATTGCGCGGTCACGCGCTGCAAGGATTTCGGTACGTTCATCAAGCATTGCCTGATATTTTTGCTTTAGCGCCTCGTCGGCCTTGGCCGTGCGTTGGGATAGTTTGAATTGCAAGTCATCAATGATGTGTTGCATCAAACCAACAAGCGGGATCTCAAATTCTTTGATTTCAATTGGCGAATTTTCAGGAAGTCCCCACGGAAGCTCTACAGTAAAAACATCGCTCATAGGAAAATTTCTCTACTACTCAAAAATTGGGATAAGGGAATAGGGTTAAAGTTTTCTTATTCTTGGTTAGCAAAGCGCTCTAGGCGTTCTTCTAAGTCATCCAACCAAACCAGTATTTCGCTACCTTTGTGAACGTAGTCGAGATCGCTGTCTTGGATTAGATTGGCCACCTCACGCGAACACCCGTTTACCTCTGCCGCTATTGCGCGGTTACTGAAATAGAAAGCATTCGGTGTGTCAGTAAAGTCCGTTTCGCCTGTCGCTTCGCGCATTTCCATAAGCGCTTTAGTGGTCATTCGACGTAGTACAATCAGTAAGTCGTCTTGGTTTGCTAACGCTACGTTTTGTTTGCTCATCGTCTTAAGCCGCCACGTAACTCAACATCTTGTAATGACGAAACTCGTTTTGGAACGGTATGTCATCGTCAAAGTCCATTGGTGGCTCGTTATACTGCTGTTGAGGCTGTCCCCAACCACCCTGCTGTTGCTGTGGCTGTTGTGGTTGCTGTGGTTGACCCCAACCGCCTTGCTGCTGTTGGCCACCAGCACGGTTACTGCCGCCTAGCATTTGCATCACACCATTGAAGCCTTGAACCACTACCTCAGTGCTGTAACGATCTTGGCCTTGCTGGTCTTTCCATTTGCGAGTCTGTAATTGACCCTCGATGTAAACTTGTGAGCCTTTGTGTAGGAACTCTCCCGCCACTTCGGCCAACTTGCCGAACAACACAACGCGATGCCACTCGGTTTTTTCTCGGTTCTCGCCTGACGCTTTATCGCGCCAAGTTTCGGATGTAGCGACCGTGATATTCGCTACTGCGCCGCCATTTGGTAGGTATCGAATTTCGGGATCTGAACCCAAGTTACCAACCAGAATGACCTTGTTAATACCTCTTGAAGCCATTCGTTAATCTCCGGTATCTCTCTTTACCGCTTCGTCTCTGTTAGAAATCGCATCACCAAAGAACAAATAACCCACGTCTGTACTTGTGTAGACCGCTATCAGTTCTAGGTTTTGCACCCTTGGGTTCACTTCGCCATTCTCGATTTTTCGATAAGTGTCTGGTGATAGCCCAATTAACCGACTCATTTCGAGTATGGTTAAATCTGCATGCCGTCTCGCTCGCTTGATTCTTGCTGCGCGTTGCTGTCGATACTCTAGCGACTGGATTCGAGCGGCCTGTTTAGTCTTTTCGTCTCGCATTTTCATAGAAACTCTCTACTTCACTAGCTAGTCGTTCTTCCTCGGTTGTGGTCGCCTTAATCAATGCAACGCGATATTCCCATAACCGATTCTTTGACCAATCGAGGCAGAGCTTTTGCCACTTGATAACGGCAACCGGATCGGAAAGGTCGTAACCAGTTCCAAAACAGCTACAGCACTCCCACTTGCTAAATAACGACTTGGTGTAACCAGTGCCATTGCAAGTCGGGCAGCGATCCGGCTTGTCGTCCAATGTCACATCGGCGTCTTGTAACCGGTTCGCCAGAGCTTCGCGTTCGTCCGTAAGCTCAATGCCCTCGAATGTGTCCAGGATTGATGGCGATCTTTCATCCCGCTCTCTTTGTCGCTGTTCCAGTTGAGATCGCTTAATGTCTGAAATTTCGTTATCCATTTTCCATTCCGAACACATCAATTTAAGCGGAGTATATACCCACAATAAAAACATTGCAAAAAGTATTGATACAAAAACCGAAACGATGTATTTTTGTTTTCAGCAAACAGGCAAACAGACTCATATGAGGAAATCAGCAAATGTCAGAGAACAACAGCAAAAAAGTTCACGACCAAATCCAAGCAGACGTTAAAGAGTACATGACCAACACCTCGAACAGCGTCTTAGACTTCGCTTTGGCCAATGCAATTAAGAGCGGTCAGAACAACCTAAATGACTTGTGCAAAAAGTGGCGAATCCCTGTAGATAAGCTACTTAGCAAGATAAACACTTCTCTTTTCAAAGTGGATGATGATAAAATCCACCTCGCATAGACGGATACGTTTAGCTATCGGGATAAGAGTAATAGAAAGCTTCGGGGAAACTCGAAGCCTTTTTTTCGCCTCAATACTTAATCCGAATGTTCAAAAGTTTAAGGCACAAAAAAAAGCGCCTACTCATAGAGCAAGCACTTTACATTCGGAATTTCAAACAACACCCACCAGCAACAAAAACACATAAGAAAAATAAGAAATATAAATATCATCTGTCGCTTTTCAAAAACAAAATAAACGAGGTGTAAGCTAAATCACCTATACATTTTCAGCGAACCTGTACACTTTTAATAAGGGCAGAGATCGTCGTAGCAACTTTAGGATTTGCAACTATTCAATAGTTAGTACCAATCGAGCAGTTGCCTACATTGCGGTTTGTAGTTCATTTTGAACAGAGAGAACAGGTTTGAGAATAAGCCTCGTCCGTTGGGAGCGGTTTCCTAGATGCTAATAGTTGCACCTGATATAGTTGCTTCAACAAACTGACTCCTGACTGTTTCGCTGCGCATCGACTCCAAATAGTTGAGTTTAATGCTGCTAACGGATAACTTGATGGAAGCCCATTTTGATGAATTGGTTAAAAAAAGCGTTTTTCACCTCATGTGTCGTGAGAGTTTCCGGTTAAATTTAAGATGTTATATAATCGGCCTAGTTTGAATATGATGGAGCTACATACACAACGTCGAATGTT